ACTGGTGGTGGTGGCCGGGATGCGAACGGATTCCCCGGCGATTAAAATCGTGTAGCGGTCGGAGTGGGTACTGACCGGGGTTCCAGCGAAGACGTCATCGACCAATTCCTCGGTGAGCGTCACCGTCTTGTCGTTTACGGTTGCTACTTCCGCAAACACGTCCCCGGTGCTGATCGTGTCGGCGTTGGCACGGAAGACAATGATCTCTCCCGGCTGGATCGACCCCTCGTTTGTGCTGATCTCGATCGTTCTTCCTCCGGCATAAGCCGTGTCGAGGACGGTTCCGAAGTAGAGGGCTGGCGAGTAGCGGTCCTCCTCTGTCTGGCCGATGTATGGGAAGGCCAGTCCATTGATAGCAACGACATCCTGCCAATTGGCCCCATTCTTTTCGGCTATCGTCTGGATCGTGTCGCCATCGGTGATCGCCGCCAACTTGGCTGACAGAAAGACGGCTTCTTGCTGCCCGGCGAACAACGTCTCCTCCGGTATGGTCTCTGACGATATCTCGCTGTCGCCAAGGTCGGTCCCGGTCAGGATTTCCGGGGTCGTGCTTGCCGTTGCGGCGGCAGAGGCTTCCGGGGTGACGGTCTGCTCGACAAAGAGACTTTCTTCCCCCTTTAGCGACAGCAATGCTCTTTCAACGTCACGAAGCCCCTGTGTGATCTCGTGTGGAATTTCCTTGAAGCTGGAGATAGCCTTGGTGATCGCTTCGATGGAGTTAATCGTTGATACCACCAATGAGAAGGAGATATTAATGACTTTGGAAATTCCGTCGCGGAATGCAGTAACGGCAGTCGCTATCGCTTTTACAGCGGCCTCAACCTGCCTCATGACAGCGATAATCTTACCGATCACGCTCATGACCTTGGCGTAGGCGGCGAGCGCTTTTGTTAGCCAGCTGGCCTTGGCTGCAACGACTGTGAAATTGAAGAAAATGCCGATCATCGCCTGTTCATCAATCGACGGCAGGATGCGACCAAGGACGGTCATGTCGAGGTCGTATTGGTACATCATGCGCCGCTGAACGTCTTTTTTCAGGGTGAACTGGTTGAGCTGAACGCGGAAATAATCTTTGTTGCAGTAGTCGTAGAAGTGCAGCATCGGCTTCTGTGCGCCGAGTTTCTTCTCGTATTCATTCCCGTACATATCGTAGGCAGAGAACTGCGAATAGAAGTCGAGAAAGATCGCTTCCAGTTCGAGGAAGAGTTGAAACCCCGTCTTCTTGTCTCCTGCCAGATGGAAGCTGCCTGATCCGGGATATTTCGTTCCGCGCAAACCAAAGACACCGCTGATCTTGATCTTCGGCAGTCCGTAGCCGACGTTGTCCTCGAAGGCTCCCGCTTTGGTCATGGTAATGCTGGACCGCGTCGGACGCGACAGGCTGTAGGACTCCGGGTTGATCGGGAGAACGTATTGATTCTCAATGGTCCCTTTGTCGTCCAAGACCTCGAACATGAACGGCAGCTTCTGTCTGCTGGTAGGCATGTGCTACTCCTTACGTGATGTTGCCGCTATGCTCGCCGTCCGGGGCGCCGCTGGTGGTGTTGACGACGGCGTTGGCGATAATGTAATCAACGATGGCCTTTGAATCGGCCAGAAGAAGGTCGCCACTGAGTGTTTCCACAGCGGCTGCGCTCGATCCCTGCGAGAAACCAGCCGTCACCGCGTCTCTGGCGGCCTCTCTGGCGGCCTTGAGTCCTGCCCCTGTCATTGCCATGCCATTCTCCTATTTGCTTGCCTTGACGGTCGCTGAGACCATCGCATGCGGTTTTTTCGTGAACGGGCAGATGCAGTCGCCTTGTACGACGCCTTTGACACCTGCGCCCTTGGCTCCGTCGAGGTCAATCTTGTCACTGGTCCATGCCGTCTTGCCCTTGATCGTCACGGTGCATTTGCCGGCGGTTGTGGTGATCGTGACGTCACCGGTTTCGACCGTCACCATTTCATGGCCGTGGATGATCGTTGTGCGGTTGCCGTCCTTGTCGATCTCCTCGCTGGTGCCGCTGCGCTTGCGGTAGCTGCGGGTCTTCTTGGCGGCGGGGGTGTAGATGGTCGATTCAGCTCCGAGGTAGCCCATAACGAACGGGTCACGCAGGTTGCCGTTGAAGAATCCGACAGCGACAATGTCACCGTCCTCTGGCGTCCACTCTTCTCCGTTCTCTCGGTTCATCTTCTGGTAAAGGAGAGGAACGTTCATGAGGCAGGAGTTCGTCAGTCCGAGCTTGCGGTCGAATAGGCCGACGTGGACCAGCGTTCTTTTGAAGTCGCCAGCATCGAAGTGTTTGATTCCGTTCTTCATGATGACGCCGCGTACCGGGGTGTTGGCAGAGTGTACCGCCTGCGTCACTCCTGCATTTTCGGTCATCATCATTTGCCGTCTGGCACCGTTGCGTTCCTGCATGGTCTGTTACCTCACGGGTCGTATTCTTGTGCCGTGTGCGCTTGTCCTCGCGTCAGGCCGAGGGCGGTCGTGTACGATGTCCCGTTCATGTTGATCTGGTAGCTGTGTGTCACTTGCTCGACGAAGTATTCCATGTCGTTGTCCAGCAGCGCTCCGTCACCGCATTTGAACCACGGCATGCCGTGAACGGTGATATTCCCGCTTTCGAGCGTGTGGTTGTTCTTGACCCGGTTCCAGAGGATTTCGGCTCTGGCTTTGATCTCGTTGACCTCGGAGCCGTTCGGCATCGGCCCTTCTGCGCTCACGACGGGCGGAGCGAAGCTGGGGATGTTGACTTCCCAAGGGATAAATCCGTGAACCTTGATCTTCTCCAGCGGATCGTTCTGTATCCCGTGGATGAAGGACATTGCCTGCCCTGCCCCTCCTTCGCCAAAGAGGATGAAGTTGGGCGCTTTCAAGTAAAGGTAGTTGATCCTTTCGTTGTCGGCGATACCGAGGTCTTCGTTGACGATCAACTGGTCTGGGATGGCGTACATCCGGCCTCTCCCTTTGGGGTCGGCTGGTATCCCCGGCTGCACCTTGTACCCGCTGCGCTTCTCTGCCGGTCTCGCAGTGGTCAGGGTGAGCTTCCCTGATTTGTCGTCGAAGGGATATTTTTCGAGGATAACGTAGAACCGGTCGCCGTAGGTCTCCGTCGTCAGGACGTTGAAGGGTTCGTTGGACAGCGTCTTCATCGCGTTCCAGACACTGCCAGTCGTTTCGAGCACGGGGAAGTCGTAGGTGGCCCATTGATCGATGGCCACGTCAGGAAACCAGACGTCGCAGTAATCCTTGGGGAGCGTCAGCTGGTCTTTGAAGAGCACCGAGTGTATCCCCGAAACGAGTTCTTGCGGCTTACCAGAAAAGGGAAGTCCCTTTTGCGCTCTAAAGACCCACTCTGTGCCCTCCCCTCCTTTGACGTTTCCACTCTCGGTGTCCTGTAGCGGCGTGACGTCGACGATGCAGTTGTGTTTAGTGAGAAGCTTTCCGAAGTCCATGCCGTTGATGCGGCAGCGAAACTGTGGCCGGCCCTCTCCGTCGTAACTCCGGATTCTCCCGACGCGATCCACGAGGCCGACCATGACCGGCAACATCCCGGTGCCGTCTCCGGCGTCGAGTGATATCAATATGATGTCATCGGGCTTGACAACTTCGTCGTATCGTTTATCAGCTATGAAGGGTTTAAATGTTGTGGTAAGTTGGAATCCGCCTGCAGCTCTGGCGTAGGCTTTGTTGGTGCTGATCGAGACGACGTCATTGCTGATGTCTTCGTCGGCATAGTTATTGTCGGCCCGGCGGAGGATGACTTTGTGGTCGGGTCTGAATGTTTGGTTGATCATTTCTTCTCCGGGGAGGTTGTTATGCGTTTATTCTGCGTTCTTTGTGCGTTTCTTCTGGCTGCGTCGGTTGCGGTTGCTGCGGAGCCTGTCGCTGGTGAATATGTTATGTCGAGTCAGGTTGTTGATGGCAATGCCCCTGTCGCCGTCAGATTAACAAGTGTTCCCGGCATATACTTCTGGTATATGCCCGGTCTTGGTAAGGGCACCGCCTCTATTAAGAAAAAATGCGTTTTAGTTAAATTTAATACTGAGTCGTTTTCTGTCTGTGAAGATGCTTCTGGTGAACTTAATTACAAAGACAACAAAAACTCTCTTCCCTTAATTCGCGGGCAAGTGGCAGCCGATATGTATTATGCGACAATGGAAATTGACCGATTTATACTGAAATAATCACCGGTCTGGCAGTGCAAGTGTTGACCCATTGTGCGTCTTGTTAATGGTGGTAATAAGGTCGTCCATTTTCGATATTAGGCTGGCGATCATAGACAATATCCCTATCTCCGGCTTTCTCTCTGGGTCAAAAGCTGGGCTTGTTCTTCCTCTTACGAATTGATCCTCTCCCCTTCTTTTCAACTCTTGGTTCATCATGTAGTAGGCTTCGCTCTTCGTGTCACCCATCACCTCTTGCTTCGAATATTGGTCCTTAAGCCTCGGAGTCTCCCAGACGCTCAAGCTATTTTCATTTAGTTTTCGGGCGCCAGTCATCGCAGCATCGGCTATGATGGCGGCTCCTCCAGCGGGTAGCAGGGACAGTGCTGATCCAGCTATGCTTGCCCCTGTTGCACCTGCAGCCGCAGCGGCAGGCTTTCCGCCCGGCAGATCAACATCGACATCTGGAAGGAGTGATTTTATTCCTCCCGCGAGACCTAGTCCGCCCATGATTAATCCGAGAGGATTGTCTGTCAGGAACCTTGATCCAGCCTTTATCGGCTCGCCACCTTTGAGCAGGTGAATGCTGTCGATCAATGCCTCTTTGAACTTGTCCGTTAGCGGTAAAAGCATGTCCCCGACTTCGGTCTTTGCTTCATCCATCTTGGCGTTGGTGCGCCGATGCAGAGAGCTATCCCCTGTCGCCAGCGCTCCCTCGGTCGTGCTGAATGCTGCGGACCATTTCTCCGGGTCATTCACCATCGCTTCGATGCCGCCGTATTTTGTTGAGGCGTCTTGTAGCGTCTTGGCGAAGGCCCGCGATTGCGTGACGGTCATGCTTCCGTTCGATAAGCCGTGAATCTGCGCCGCGATGGAGTCGCTGTCCGTCCCTAGTCCGCTGTCGGACATTCTCTTGATGACGTCGCGGATGTTGCGCGAGGAAGCTCCTTCTTCCATGCGCTCTTTGATGTCGAGGTAGCCGCCGAGACCTTTGGCGTCTTGCCCACCGAATGCATTCCACATGAAGAGCTGTTGGCCCTTCGACGAACCGCCGGACGCAATAGAGTTATTAAGGCCGCTGATGATTCCTGAGTTCTGCCCGACTCCTCCCTGCGACCACAGCTTTCCCTGCAGTGCAGCGATGAAGTCTGAGGTCTCTTTTCCAACACCGGCACCGCCAGACGATCCTGATACTTGCGTCAGGATTTGCTGGTTGACCTTCATGTACTCTTCGATGCGCCCGCTCTCGACTGTCCCCTTGTCGGAAGCGATGGTCTTGATTGCCCGCATGTAGGACTTGTATTCGTCCGCGTTCATGCCGGTGGCGGTCTTCGTCCCCCCCATGAAGCTTGCTGCGGCTTCTCCCTCGATGCCGAAGGTGCGGGCGAACTGCATAGACGTCGTGGTCCCGGTCTGAGCGTTCTTTCCTTCCCACCCTGTGCGTCGACTCAGGGAGTCGGCCAGCATCGCTTCTTCGACGGGACTGAACCCTAAACCAGTCGCGCCGCCGAAGCCGTAGTTGGCCCCTCTTTTGCTGAGGTCTGTTCTGGCGACGTCCATTGCCCCAGACTTCGCCATCGAGTCTTGCAGGAATGACATAATCGAGAAACCACCAAGAAGCGCAGCTCCGTAGCCGAGCGCCTTCTTGATGCCAAGGCCACTACGGGGTTGCTGCTTTTCCATCCCTGAGTTCTGGACGTCGGTGGTGTATTCGTTGAATTCCCCTTGGAACTGGTCTTCTTGGCCTTCGAGCTGTCCGTAGCGCTTCTGTTGCTGCTTTAGCCGGCGCTGGACCTGCCTCCTCTTGGCTTCGATCTTGGACCGCTCTTGCGGGGAGTCGCTGTTGTATTCCTGCTGGTCGAGGGTCTTGATCTCCCCCTTCAGCTTTGTGATCTCTTGTCGAACCTTTCCGACCTGTGCTGCGAAGTCAGCCATGTTCTTGCCGAGCTTGGCGGAGATGGTTGCGGCCTCCTGAAACTGTTTTGCGTTCAGGAGGCCTCCCTGCTTGTCACTGGAGAAGGCGATGCCCTTGAGCCGGTTGATATCATCGGACAACCGCTTGACGAGAACAGAGGTTTCCTTGAGTCCGGTCTTTCCGGCCAGTTCGACCGGTTCGCCAAGGTGTTGCAGCGCGTCCTTGGTCTTCTCTATGGAAACCTTGGCGGCTGCGACCTGTCTTGCGTCAACATTTATTCCGATGCCAATTCCGGCCATGCTCTATTCTCCGTAGCCGGGGATGATCCCGACCGTTTCGTGCTGAGTGTGCGGCTTGAAGATCGCGTTCAGGTCCAGCTCTTCGCCGGCCTCCATCCGCTCCATGATCTCGTCCGCCAGCTGATCCCCGGTGATCATCATGCCGCATTCCGGACACTGCTGACGGTGCGTGTCGAGCTGGCATTTCGGGCAGGTCTTCTTCTTCTCGCCCTGCTCGATCATCTCCATCTCGTATTCCAGCATGATCTCTTCGTCGGTCATGTCGAGGAATCGCGGGTCAGTCGGAGGCAGGTTATATTTCCGACGAAACCACGCTCGCAGTCCCCGGTGCTGCTCCTGCGCTGTCGCTGCCAGCTGTCGCGGGTCGAAAGGTGTCGAGGAAGGTCTGGACCTCTTGCCAGACCGCCAGCACGGCGTTTTCGTCGGTTTCGTCGAACAGCTTGGCAAGGTCGAACCATGCCGGGACTTTGCCGTCGGTGACGTGCGTGACGAAGACGACGATGTACGACAGCAGGCGCAGTCCTTCGCCGATCTGGTCCGCATCGACGCGGCCAAAGGCGTTATTTTGGGCAGCATCCTTGAGCGCGATGGTCCGCTTGTCGGCGATGCTGGGCCGGCGGACCGCGAAGGTGCCGGCGTACTTGGCGCCGAACGGTAGCTTCGTGATGCTGTTGATCTTTGTCTCGATGCTGAACGACGTGGCGTTGCTCATTGAATCCTCCTGAGTGGTTTCGGGTGGTCGTTACCTATGTCAAATATTCTAGCCGTTGCGAGGCGCAGGGGCAAAGTTTTTGCTGTTGCCAAAAAAGGCCCGGCCAATACTGACCGGGCCTTTTTTCTCATTGTGTGCTACGGGAATGGCCTACCCCATTTTTTTGCGTGCCTTCACCGAAAAGGATTCCGATGTGATTGTGTGCTTGCCGTAGCTGCGGCTGTGCGTTGCGAACTTGCAGCCGGTGTACTGCTCCAGCGTCTGAAAGGTGACGTTGTCCTGAATCTCGATCTCGAATTCCGGAGCGGTCAGCCAGTCTCCGTCTGCCGGGACGAAGCCGAGCTGCTTCAGGCTCTTGCCGCTGACCATGTAGCGGCTGCCGTTGATGTTGTGAGTGAATTTGCCGGGGACGAACTCTTGCGTCTCCGGGGAGCCGAGCGCGTCGACATCCTGCAATCCAAAGTCATCGCTGACTTCGACGTTCTGGGCAAGGCCGATCACTTCTCCGCCGATCTTGAAGAGTGCCCGGTTGCCCGTCATGGTATTGAGTCCCATGATGAATCTCCTTTTCTGGTTGTGGTAATAAAGTACCTAACTATACGATTTCGTGGTATGTTTTAAAGGAAAACCCATACTTGGAGCTTATATGAAGACATCTGCCAAATACAAGAATTTTGCCTTTCTGATTTCCGAATACCAGCGAGGGGTGTCGGCCTTTTCTCTGTCGAAGACCCACCATATCGCCGGGAAGACTTTACTGAAAATCTTTCGGGAGAACGGTGTTGCTATCCGTGGTCTTGGTGATGCGATCCGTTCCTCTCCTGTTCATTCTGGCAACAACCGCTGGACGGGGAGGAAGCTGTCCTCGGATCAATGGTATTCCCTTATCGACGATCACAAGGCTGGTATGGGGATAGTTGCCTTGTCGGAGAAGTATTCTCTGGCTGGGACCGCTGTTCGCAAGCTGCTGAAAGGCGAAAATGCTTTTCGTCCGCCTGCGTATTTTTCATATACTCTCGACGAATCCTTCTTTGAGGTTATTGACACCGCAGCGAAAGCGTACTGGCTTGGGTTTATCTTTGCCGATGGCTGCGTCATCGCGGGTCGCAGTCCTTCTGTTCGCTTGACGCTAAAAGCCTCGGACTCTGAACATTTGGAACTTTTTTCCCTTCATATCGGAAGCAATCGAAACATTAAAATTTCCGACAACTTTTACAAGCATAATGGAGTGCTTCTGAAGACGAAAAAGGCAGAAGTAGATATCCGATCACAAAAAATGTTTAATGACCTCTGCCGTCTTGGTTGTCTGCCGAGAAAAACTTATCTTGATTCTTGCGTCCCGTCTAAAATTCCAGATCATCTTTTCCCCGATTTTGTTCGTGGATATTTTGATGGTGATGGGTGCATCAATTTCCATTGTCGAAAGAATAGAGACGGTTACATTGATTCAACATGGTCTGTCGTTGGGACACCCAATTTCTTGTCAGGGATTAATGCTGTTTTAACTAGATGTCTTGGCTTTAAAATTTCGAATCTTGCAAAACTCAATGGATGTTATCGTTTGGCATTTTCTGGTCCAAATCATGTCCTTGCACTCTATGACTTCTTATATCCGAACGATTCCGTTTTGCGCCTACAAAGGAAGTTTGACACTTTTTCATCTGGTGTGGCTGCTATCTTAAATCAGGGGGACCGGAGAGCCCGGTCCCCCTTTCCGAAAGCTAGAGACTAACTGTGAACTTCGTCGGCAAAAGATGGTAGGTACTCATGATCCAGTTCAGAGGCAACACCGGCTGTGCCGAGTAGTCGATGTAGCGAACCACTCCGTCCGCCCGGAGCACGGTCGCCTTCGGGTCGTAGCTGACGATCAACTCGTCGCGCATCGCTGCTTCCAGCACCGCGTTGGTGATACTGATGATGCTCTGGTCGATACCCGGTGTCCCCGGCTTGCCGATGATCAGCTCGTGGCGGTTGCGGACTTCGCGGGCGATGTAATCAGCGCCGCGACCGACCGAGAACTCGACCCGGTACAGATCGGCGTCCTGCGCCCAAGTGGTGAGCTGCCGGGAGATCACGAAGCCGGCGCCTTGCACGAGGTCTTTGATCGGCACCGCGAGGTGGGCTTCGAGGAGGTCGTCGATCTCGGTGTTCCGCAGCTCCACTTCGAGGCCGAGGCAGTTGAGGTACTTGCGGGTCAGGGGGGTGACGACCGAAGCGCCGCCAGCGATCCCGGCGAACATGACGGCGGTGATATAGGCCGGGTAGAGCTTGCTGACGCCGTTCGCGTCGTAGTGCTTCGAGCCGAGGCCGACGTGGACGGTGCGATCGCTGTTGAGGGCTGCCGCTTCTGCCTTAATGACCCCGATCGCCGTGATGCGGTTGGCCTCGCTGGTCCACGACTGCAGGGCACCGCCGACGACCTGCCGGCGCTCGCTCTTCCCTGCCGGGCCGCTCATGAAATTACAGTGAGCATCGCCGAGGGCGTGAATCGATGCCGAGGAGACGAGGGGGACGATGATGTCGATGTCGACCGTCTTTAGCTCGTTGAAGGCCGAGACCCAATCATCGTTAGTGGTAGCGCCGTCCGCGCCGCCGGCAAGGTAGGCCCATGCGCTGTTGGCCGGGACTGCGCCTGCGCCGGCAATGCGGGTTGCCGCGACGTAGGAGCTGCGCTCGTTCAACCGATCGACGATGGCTTGCAGGTCGGAGGTGATGGTCGCTGCCGTGGTCTTGACCGACTGTGCCGTGAAGGCGTCGAGCTGCAGGCAGAGGTCGGTCTTCGCCGACTTGGTGAGAGCCACAGCGGTGAAGACGCCGCTGGCATTGAGCGCGTCAATCAGGGACTGCACGGTCGGGTAGGAGTCGAAATCGAGGGTCAGGTTCTCGACGCCGCCCGTTTCGGTCGTGGTGGTCAGCTTGTGGCTGCCGGCTCCGCTGGCGACATCAATCGTCACGGAGGCGGTGGCGCCGGCTCCGGTGTAGAGCAGGGTAAAGCTCGGTCTGGCAAGGTCGTCATGAATTTCCGAGACGTCCTGAAAGCCGATCGTGACCTTCTTGCCGGCGTTGGTCCCGGCCTCGACCTTGACTTTGATCTGGTTCGCGACCAGCCCGTACATGAACGAATCAAGGGTGATAACGTCCGCCGCTGCTGCCGAGACGAGGTTCTTGGCGGCTTTGGTCGCCGGGTTGACCGGCAGGAGGTAGACTTCGCTCGCGCCGGGGATGCCCTTGGACGGATTGAAGACCAGCGAGGCGGCCAGACGTGCCTCTTCCCATGCCGGAGCAATCAGGAAGTTGCCGAGGGTCGAATCGATCCGGGTCAATTTCTTGGGCTCAAGGAGCCCGGTCATTTCCGCCATGATGACGACCTTGTTGGCGGAGCCGAGTTGTACCGGGCTCAGTGCCGACGAGTCGATTGCGGAAGCGGCTTGCGGGCGCACGTAGTACGTCCCTTTCCAAGTAACGCCAGTTTTTACTCCCATTGCTAGTTACCTCCCTGTTGTGAAAGCCATTCGCTCCATGTGAGCCGGGTCGGCTGGCTGCGGAAAAGTTCGAGCAGCCGTGCCCACTCGGAGCGCATTTTGTGGCCGTTGATTTGTTCCTTGCTCATGAGTGCTTTGAAGGCGCCCTTGATCTCTGCTTGTGCGTTGCCGAACTCACTAAGGAATTCGTCGACCGAGAGCTTGAACTCCTGCGGCTCGGCTTGTTCGGTGCCCTTCTTCTTCATGCTGCCTCCGTTTTATATGGGGAACACTTCGGGCACGTTACAGCGCCGTGTTGTTACCTGTGGCGTAGACGCCATTTAATAGAGTCTTGTTCCATGTGTTTTCCAGCTTGGCGGTGATTCGCACTCCCCGGACGAAGGCTTCCATCGGCTGCATCGACCCTTTTTCGAGGCGGATATCGGCGAGGGAGATATTGACTTCCAGTACTCCCTTGGCGCCTATCTCACCGAGGTTCTGGCAGATGAAATACTGGCAGAAGCGGGAGAGCCAGATCGTCTCCTCTTTGGTCGCTGCGATAACGTCGATGTTGAAGCTGGCCTGCTCGTAGTAGCCGTAGGGCTGTCTCCAGCCGGTGATCGTCTCTTCGTCGCTGGCGTAGACAGGTACCGATTCACCGACGATGTCGCCAAGGAAGCGATCGGTGCTCGGTGATTCCCCGTGGTAGATACCAATCTGCGGGAATGGCAGCTCCGCCGAGGGGAAGTGGGGGAGGATAAAGACCCGCTTGGTCTCCTCGCTGCGGTCCCGGTTGCTGCCGACGAAAGACTTGCCGCGCAGGTAGGTGCCGATCTGCATCTGCTCCTCATTGCTGCGGTCCTCGAAGAGATCACTGACAATCTCCTGCGGGTTTATTTGCGCCGCAAGAAACTCCCGCAGGAAGAGGTCTTTGAGGATGAGGTCGACGTTCGGGAATCCCATTGGCTTTATCCTGTAAAGGTGACGTCCATGCCGACAGTGGCGGTGGGGACGAGGTCTTTGATCGCTGCTTCGCGGAGCATCGCTTCCACGGCGGGTTGGCAGTAGCCGGCGACCTTCTCCGCGATGTGGTGCGCCTTGTAACCGGGGTGCCACCAGCTATCGGGGTCGCTATGGTCGGAGACGATGCGAAAGGTCAGGTACTTGCTCTGAGTGGCGTTCGCGTAGGTCTTTTCTATTTTGACCATGCCTTCGTACTTGCCGTTGGCATGTTTGTAACCGGTGCTGGCATTGTGGCCTGCCGGGTGTGCGATTTCCGTTCCGGTCAACTTCCCGCCCCACAGCATCTTTGGAACCAGCTTGGTCTGCATCTTGCCATTGCCGGCCATGACCTGTTTGGTTCCCATGCGTGACGGTGCCAGCGCTTGCGCTTGCGACAGGATATCTTTCGGCATTGTCGGGAAGTTGCTGTTGGGCGCATGGTTCGCCGAGGTGCCGTGCCGGAACGGGATGATGTTGTAGCGTCCGTTCTTGCCCATCCGGGCCTTTGGACCGCCGAGCAATCCCGGCTTCATGTCCCACTTCGCTTTGCCATATTCAAGGTCTTTGGCGGCCTGCGACGTGGCGATGATGAACTGTCTCAGGTCTGCTCCGCCCTGCACTCGCTGGCCAAGGACGATACTGTCGGCGTAGGCTTTGCGCAGGCCGATATTGGCTTTGATCTCTGGCACTCCCGGCAACGTCTGGGCGCCCATGACCGCCTGCTGCCATGTCGCTTGGACAAAGCTGGCGGCGATGTTCAGGGCGGCGTTGAGATTCGGGAGGTCACTCATGTCATTGCTCGTAAATGTGTTTCTTGCGGAGCAGTACTCGGCTGCCGATATCGACGCCGTGGCTGACTCGTGTGGCCGGGGGCTCCATGGCAATCCACTCGACCATGCCGCGATACTTGAGGCTGTATTTCGTCCCGGCGCCCGGTGCCTTGGCGGTCGCTGCCTTGCCGGTCCAGTCCCAGAGGATCTTGCGGCCATCGAGTTTGAAGTCGACGTTCTGCAGATACTTGATGCGGTCGATGTCGTAGCAGACGATGGCGTCCGTGGCCGGGTAGTAGAGGATGTCGGCGGCGTCGTAGCCTCTGACCAGCGCTTCCCCTTGTCCGTGCGGGATCGGCCATGTGAAGACGATCTTGTCGCCTTCGCTGACAATGTCGGTCGACAGCGGCGAGAAGACACAGTCGCCGGGAAGCGCCACTCCCGATTCCAGCCAATCCTTGTGCATGCTGATCGCCGTTACCAGACCGACAAGCGGTTGCGACTCCGGGAAGAACCAGCCGCCAAGTTCATGCAGCGTGCAGTTCGGGTCCGGCTGGCCGTGGTCATCATGACAGGGGCAGCGGGTGCCGACGAAGTGAGTGACGTCTTCGCCTTCGGATTCGACGAAGTTGTTGATGGCGTCGACAGGGATCGTCACAGCGTCACCATCGACAGGCCGCGATACTGATTCCGCAGCTTCGGCTCATTCTCTTTGATCCATTTCTCGTTCGCTTCGATCGTCGCAGAGTAGATGCCGTAGCTAGCGCTGGCGGTGTAGCTGACCGACCGGCTCACGCCGTCCTTGCTGGTGCTTTCCGAGGAGAATCCGCCGCGATAGGCTTGGCCGGCAATCGTCAGGATACTGGTCGCGGCTTTGAAGCCGATCAACTTGAGCACGTCCGCTGGCGTCTCCGGTAAACCAGCCACCGCTTTGTAGCGCCAGAAGTCGGAGATGTATTCGCGGAATCCCCAGAAGTTGATCTGTTGGAAGAAGGTGTACATGTAGCTGTACTGCCCGTTGTAGGGGAGAACGTCGAGGCTGCCGCTCTTCTTGTTGACCGCGAAGGCGCCGCTGGAGATTTCCAGTGCCGAGGAGTTGCCGATATATCCTGAGACCTTATCGACGCGCAGCAGCTGGTGGAAAGGGAGGTCCAGCTTCCATGCCAGTGAATTGTTGTTGAAGTCGCGGGCGGTGTACATCACCGGCACGCCTTTGCGGTCGTAGAAAGCGCCGGGCTCGGAGTAGTAAGGTTCGGTGGCGACCCGGTACGGCTCGACAAAGACTTTCAGCGAAGTGTTCTCGACTTCGCAAATGGCCTTTTCGATTTCGGACCGAAGCTGCCCATCGTCCCAATACTGTTTATCGACGACGATCCCTTCTGATGCGTCGACTTCCGGCAATTCGAACTCGTCGATATTGACCTCGGCATATCCGCCGCGAGGGTCGAGCAGGATTTCGCTGGCTCCGGTGATCGGAATCGCCGGTCCTCCTCCCCATGACAGGGTCGCGGGGGTGCCGTCGACCGCCGCCGTATAGACGAGGGCATAGATCATCTTCCGGGTGTTCTCGGAGAGGCGATAAAAGGTCACGCCGGTTACGGCTGACGGCTGTTTTTTCGGAAATGGCGTATCGGAGGCGTAGAGGGGGACACCAAAACAGTACCCGTTTCGCATCTCCTCGGTGGTAATCAGCGCGACCCGAAAGGCGGTTGTGCTGGCAGTGACATCTCCGGCGGTCGCTTCGACTTGATACTCTCCCCGGACGCAGAGAGGGATGCCGCTGTCGTCCTTGATCCCGGTCAGGTCGAAGCTGGCGACGTACCCTTTGGGGTAGTCTCCGGCAAGGGTGATCTCTTGTGTTGAGACGACCGGCCCGCCCTTGCGCCGCAAAGCGATCGTCACGGTCTCCGCCAGTCCCGTAGCGGGAATAGGGATGAGGCGGACCTTGACGCTGCTGCGGGAAGGTTCGTGCCGTGAGTATTCGCTTTTGTCGGTTTTCAGGGTCAGGCCGGTCATCGGTTATCCTTTGCTTTCGTTGAGAGTGTCTTACCCTTGCAGCTCGGTCATGCGTCCGTTCAGCACGGTCAGGCGGTTCTCTTTGGGATCTTCTTTGGCGATCTCAATGGCGATGATCTCCTTGATCAGTTCAATGTCCTCGCACTTGGTGACCGCGCCCTTGAAGCGGTTGAAGTTATTGTCGGCTGCGATCTTGACTGCGGCGCTCTGGCCGTCTTCGTCGTCGGAGCCTTGGTCGCCACCTTCGTTTTCTTTCTTGTCGCCCTCAGCGCCGAATTTGGTGCCTTCGCTGTCGGATTTTTCCGCTTCCCGCTCCGCTTTGCCGGCGGCTGCCGCTGCTTCGAGTGTATCGTTGGCGGCTTGCTGGAGATCATCGGCGCTCTGGCCCGGTTTCCAGAAGTCTTTGGGGAGGCGCAGCAGGACACTGGCTTCGTCGTGATCGACCATAGCGACACCGAAGGTCTTGCCGTCGCGGGCCTTGCTCTCAAACTCGATACTGCGGGACTCGCCCTTGACGCTGACTGAGACCGGTCCGGTGTGAATGGAAATGATCTGGATCGACTTGCTCATGATTTGCTCCTTGGATTTAAGTTAAGCCGGGGAGAATGACCTCCCCGGCTGTTCTACATAGGGAACGCTTCAATTACGCCGGAGTATAGGTTCCGCAGTTCTTGAAGATTTTGAGGCGGGTCGGTGCCTTGACGACCGGCACCATGTAGAGCATGAGCAGGAACGGCAGGGTGGTACCGACCAAAGGCAGGGGCAGCTTCATGAGCGGCGACATCTGCGCAATGGCGAGATCCTTGGGATCTGGCTTCATGAGGATGCAGACGCCGTTCTCTTCTTTGCCAGCTGCGGTCTGGGTGCGCCAGCCATTGCGGTCGACGAAGGTGATGTTGCCGGACGCGCTCTGGGGCACTTTCGCGATCCACTGTGCGTCGGAGCCGTCGGCGAGGAATCCGCGATAGATGCGGTAGCCGGTGGCACCAGCAGTGCGGGTAATCACGGTCGTGACCTTGGTGGTCGCGTCGAGGACTGCGGCTGCCGTGGTGGTGACGCCGAGGGATTCGCCCGTGTCGTTGAAGGCGGCGATGGTATAGTAGTAGGTGCCGATAACGAACTTGCCAGTGGCATCGTCGGCAACGGTGGCTTGGGTTGTGATCCCCGGAGTTGCCGGGGCTCCGGAAACGGCAGCCGAGACCGGCATGTTGGTATCTACTTCCTGCGACATGATCGTGTGATCGAAGCCGATGGTGCCGTAGTTGGTGTCGTACTTCGAGACGATCGAGCCGGGGGTATATGCCTGTCCGGTCGCGAGGTCTTTGTTGAAACGCTGCAGGTTGCGGGTGTTGAACTGCTTGTTCAGGCCGCCCATGACGTGGATGGAGCCGAGGGCTTCGTAACCGTTGACGGTCGCCTGCTTGCCGACTTTGAGAAACTTCTCGGCGGCATCGTCGAGATGGTCGAAGGAGAGGGCTGCGCCTTCCATATCGATGACGTTCTCGGAGAAGTTGGCCATGAGCTGGGCCAGAAGCCCGTCGAAGTTGGCCTCGACGCCGTTCTCGTCAAGGATGAGCTTGTTGCCGAACAACAGCTCGCGCTCGACTTTGTCCAGAAGCTCGATGGAGCGGTCCTGATTCTCGCGGACGCTGGGGTCTTCAAAGGCGCCGCCGTTGCTGCCGACAGTCTGCATCTGGAGGGTGACGCCACCGGCAACACCGAGGTACTTGTTGCGGATGGTTTCACGCTTGAAGCTCGACACGCCGCCATTGGGGGCGCCGCCTTCACGGAAGCCTGCACCGCCGCGACGGCTGGAGCCGAAGGAGGTGTGGACGTTGTACTCATAGAGCGGGGTGGCGCTGGGGACGCGGGGGAGCTTGTTGAACAGCTTGATGTGGTCCTGAGTGATCAGGGTGCTGGTCATCAAGGCATCGAGGTTTTCCAGCATGAGCGGGCCGTTGCCGTTGGCAAGGGCGGTGCCGGTCTGGGTGTTGAGGGCTTTGGCGAATTCTTCGACGTAGGTGTCGACGTTCATCCCCATCCCTGCGCTCTTCAGCATCTGATCGAACGACTGAATGTTCATCTTGTTTCTTCTCCTTTTCCTTGGCGGCTGTTACTGCTGTTCGAGTTCTGATTTAACGAAATCAGGGAGGGCGTCGTACCCTTTGACCGCATAAATCGACAGAAATTTCGCATCGACTTTTTTCGCCACAACGAGGTTTTGCAGGTCTTCCGCAATCTCGCTTTTGCTTTTCTTGAGCGTGTCGACGACGGCTCCGGGCTCTTTGCCAGCGCCGAGGAATCCGGGTCGGTGGGCAGCAGGACCGGCGCCAGCGTCTTCGATGGACTTGGTCATCGTCTCGGTCATGCCGGCGAGAGCCTTGGCCATCTTGATCTGGAGGTTGAGAGCGGCCATCTGCGACTTCTCGATGGTGCGAAGGCGCTGGTCGATGTTGCCCATCGACTTGTGGATGGTGTCTTCCAGTTCAGCATAGGCTTCGCTGGCTTTGACGAGTTCTTCGTGGAGGTCGTCTTCCGACAGCGACTTGTCCATGTCGTCGCCCTCTTCATCCTCGTCGTCCTCTTTGTCCGAGTCGCCGCCTTCGTCATCCGCATCGCCGTCGTCGGACTTGAGCAGGTTGTCATGCTCTTCGAGGGCTTTGATCATGTCGTCGAGGGACTCTTCGTCGTCGCTCTTGGTCAGGGCGTCAAGTTCGGCCAGCGCTTTTTCCAGCGTCTCGCCGTCCAGACCCTGCTCCTTCAGGGCTTTCTCGATGTCCTCGGTGGACATCCCTTCGGTCTTCATTTGTTCGGCTGTCTTCATTGTGGTGCCTCCTGTTTGTTTAACCTGCGATGCCGGACTGTTTGACCAGAGCCATAATGTCCGGTCGTTTGGTTGCGCCTTTTATCAGCCCGCGCATGAATGCCGCTGACTGAGCCTTATCGTGTCCGAGGCACTCGCTCATGTGGACGAGGGCGCCGGCCATGCCTTTTTTGAATTTGCCGTTGGCGTCACAGCAGCCGCAGCTGGTGTCGCCGTAGAGGACGTTGGTCATTCCCCGGTCGAGGTTCTGCAGCATGAGCGGACCGGCGCTGGTCGTGCTCATCGCTGCCGCGTCGGATTTGTGCATGTGGCTGCCACAAGTGTGTCCGGGGATGTGCAGCGGGTGATTCGGGGAACATTTTCCGCAACAAAAACTCTTCATGAAGACTTCAATGGTCGCCTCTGCGAGCACCGGCTTATGTGTGATGGCTAGGTGTCTGACGATGCTCTTGACGATCTTGTTGCCCTTTCTCTCGACGACGTTCCCTTCGACGGAGTAGGCCAGCGATCGCTTGCCGCCGCTCTTGGCGAGGGCGAGTCCGAGTTCCCAGAGTTCGTTGGCCATCTTCACCTGTTCGCTCTGCGGGTTATCGTCGTCGCTCTTGAGCAGTTCACCTTCGACCCAGAGGCCGTGGTCTCTCATCTCAACGTGAGTGGGATATCCGACGATGGTCGGCATCTGGACGCCGCTGATCGAGGTGACTTTCTGGTGGTCGTAGTTGAGATAGCCGCTCTTCATCAGCGGGCCGAAGTCGATGCCGTTTTGAAGGATGATCTCCCCCTGCTGGTCCATCTTCTCCATGCTGGCAAAACCACGGACCATTCGCTTCGTTCCTCCGTCTTCGGACTTGCGGAGTTCGAGCGATACCGGGATTTGGAAGAATTCAGTTGTTTGTTCTTGCTCGCTCACGGCGGTCTCCTTGAAAACGCAAAAGGGCAAACTCCCGGCGGTGCGGGTGCTTGCCCTCTGATCCCAACTGGCTTGCTTTCGCTGGCTGGCTGGGGAGTGCTACTTATTATCGATGGTGGTCATGATCAGCTTCCCGGCCTTGGTCCGGCTGATCTCGAAGGTTCTGGCTCCGAAAAGGAACCGTGCCGGGAAGTCGGAATCCTTCAGCACCGGGACGTGCTCCCCGGTTCCCTGCTTTGACTTTCGGAGTAGGTAGATGCCGGGAAGAATCTTGCTCATGGGGGCATTTTTGCAGGCTGTGTTCCCTATGTCAATTTTTTTGCTGTCGTGATATTTTTTCTTCGAATCGAAACCACCAGTTAACGGGGGTTTCTTTTCTCTATTGAAGGGATAGTCCTTCCGATTTCAGATGCCCCAGCGGGGGCTTGGAGGTTTTTATGGTCTGGACGGCAAAAGCAGTAAATGACTTTTTGAAGAAAGTGACAGGTGGCGATGCCCATGTTGAGCAGGGCTATGAGGGTGGCAAGGCGAAGCGGGACGATTTTGCTTCCCACAAGGAATACGTCAAGGTTCTCAATCGCACATTCGGGTACTTCTGCATCGACACCTACCGTCCCGGAATGAAGTTCTGGGGCAAAACGCCGAAGGCTGCCGCGAGAGCTGCTGGCTTCACGATTTTGGACTAATCGGGCGATCGGCCCTTACACTTACAGAGGCGCCAGCGGGCGCACGGAGGTTTTTATGAAGCTCACCACTAAAGAGGCCGCTGAATTGAAAAAACTAAATCGCACATGCGCCAGCGGGAAAGCGACCCGCAAGCAGCTCCTTCGCGCCATCGACTTGAAGAGTAAAAGCCTGCGGGCGGCCCCGGTGGTCTGCCGCACTTGCGGCGTCGAAGGTTGCTGCATTCTTGCTCACGACAACCTGCGGAGGGACTAAATCATGGCGCTCGGAAATAGCAATCCTAGAAATTGGGGGAAAGAAGCGCAAGAGATCGCCTTGTCGCTTCTCTTGAAGCAACGCAATGCTGCTTTCTCGGTGACCAGCGACGGTCGCCTGATGGTGTGGCCGAAAAACAATGCTGCCGAGCTTAAAATGTTGGCGGTCAGCGTAGCCACTCTTGAGCATCCCCGCAACGGCCTGTGGACGTCGTGCAGCCCGTTTGATGGGTCTGTTATCGCGACGGGTTGCAGTCAGCGCGACTGTATCAGGAAAACGATTGCAGCGAGGTGGATGTGATGACGACTCCTAAATTCACTCCCGGCCCGTGGCATCCCGGCGTCGGAAACGGTGTAGGCTGCGTCTTCGCCGACAATGGCCGGATGCGTCTCGTTGATGGTGGGACGACACTCTTCCCGGTCGCCAACTGTCGCTTTGGCTGGATCGACGAGGAAGAGGACGAAGCGAACGGGCTCCTCATCGCGGCCTCCCCTGACCTCTTCGCCCTCGCCGAGCGCGTTGCCCGGCTCAACCGTGAGGCTGGCGAGATCGGCGCTGGCATGCTGGCGCAACTGGTCGACGAGGCCCGTGCTGCAGTCGCCAAGGCTAAGGGGGAATGACACTGTTATTTGTAGCGCCCGGCGTTGGTCTCAGTCGGGCGAGGATTGAAACCATTATGCTGTCTCGAAAGGAATCTGATCATGCATTGTGCTCGCCGTGTTCCCCATAGTAAAATGTCTCTTGGCCATTACTTTATGGTCGCTGTCCTGATCGCCTTGGTCGCCATCATCGTCCGCCAGTTGCCGCACGCTATCGACATGGAGCTGGATATGGCAGATGCTTCCGCGCAGAACAAACGCGCCAGCGTCGAGATGAAAGGAGGCCGCTATGTTTCGTCCGACACCACGACGGACCGTCCGTGATCCTGTGTTTCGTTGCCATCTCTGCGCGTTCACGACGCGGTGGCGACCTGAGTATGTTAGCCATCTGCTGATGCATGAACGGGAAGCAAAAAAGACGGCGAATACGCCATAACGGATAAGCGTCAGCGGCTCCGCCCGCTGGACAGCGCTTGTTATATTTCGGAGGTGAAAAGTGGCTAAAAAATACAAATTAGAGATGGAACCCTATAGCGACTCGAACGGTGATCCAATCTTTGCAAGCAAGGGGCACCATGATCCAGATTTATTCCTGGATGCGGCTCGGAAAGAATACGACGATAAGGTTATTGATGGAAAAGTGGAGCATGTCTATCTGCGCTGCACTCCAGCCCCAAAAGACAGCGACCACGGCTATTTGCTGCACGATGCAACTCCCGGCCCCGGTGCATTCCCCGTCACTCGGCTGAAAGAAATATAACATCTGATTAGACCGCCCTTCCCGCCCTCCTAAAAATCAAAAGCCCCACACCAGCTCTGTGCCGGTGTGGGGCTTTTTTGTCAGTCTTTCCGGTGCTGCAGCCGCTTCCTCCGCCGGTCCTTGTCCGTCACCTTCCGCTGCCATAGCCGCTTAAAGATGATGCGCTCGCAGGTCAGCAGCCGCGTGCCACTTTCATCGAACACCAGCCGCCAGCCGTTCGCGACGAAGTATTGCGCTGGCTGGAAATTGGCGTTAAGCAGGCGCAGAGCCGAAGCCGCGAGTTCTTCCGGTTCGGCTTTCTCCAGCAACAACCGTAGCGCCGCCTGCCAGCACTCTGGTTTCTCTGCGTGCAGCCACCGGGACGTGAAGCGTTCCATCGCGTGGCGGGTGATGAAGAGGCCGTCGGGATTCATGCGCGTCTCCTTAACAGGTGGACTCCGGGGAAGGCCTTCTCGACGTACTTTTCGAGGAGCGAGTAGTACCGATCGTTCTCCTTGAGGTGGGCGAGAACGATCTTCGCTGTCTTCACCGGGTCGCCGCCGGTCACGTCCTTGTGCTCCATCTCGACTTTGTAGCCGCGACGAAATTCTACGAAGTCAATCCCCTGCGGGTCTCCGCCGGCTACCGCGATAAGGATTCGTCCGTGCTGCTCAATCATCTGCGTCATGGCTCTGGTCTTGCCGAGGAGTAGTTCGCTGACTTGCGGGTGAATGGATCGTCTTGCTCTTTCCCGGCATTGCGCCTCGGTGATGAGTCTGCCGATGGGGTCGGACATATCTACCATGATCTCGTTCATTCCCGGCGCTCTCTGGGCGGCGGCACGGAGTTCGTCGGTGGAGAAGTAACGTCCAGAGCCTTCGACTTCCCGGCTCTTCCGCAGCGCCGCCCTGACCCGCTCCGCCAGCCGGTCGATCGCCTTTACTATCGGCTTGCCTCCGTTGTCTCTGGTCTTCATCACCTTCTCCCGGAACTCCTCGAAGTCCATCTCGGCTATCCGCCCGAAAAAACGAGGATCATCGTAGTGCGCGAGGTAGAACTTTTTGGCGTCTTCTTGCGTCAGGAATCCCACCAGAATTTTCTGCTCGTCGAACTCGATAAAGTCCGGCGCCTTCATCTGGTCGATGATGTAGACGTTCGGCGCTTCCCGGTGCGGGCCGACAAAAACATCGACCGCGTCTTGGTCGCATCCCATCGTCCCTTTAAAATATCCATAAGCGTGCCGCATCCGGGTCATCCCCTCGGTCCCGTCGTCGCTGTTCTTCCATTGCCGGATCGATCCGGTCCGGTTCTCGACGGAGATTTCGAGGCCGCGAAAATTGAGGCGGCCATGCAGCGTCCGGGCGGATTTACGGAGGAGGATCATCTTCAGTCTCCCTGATACATCAGGCGTTCGTGGGTCGGGACGTGCTGTCCGTTGCGGTGCGGGCAGAGCCGTCCGTTGAGGTCGCACTCGCGGCGGTGGGCCTTGACCTCAACTTCAAGCGCCGCGAGTTTCTTTCCCTCGTCTTTTTCGTGGTCGGCAAGTTTTTCGTTGGTCGCGTTGATCTTTTCATGCAGCATGGAGGCGGTCGCATTCATCATCTTGCTGATATCACCAATGGCGACCTGCAGCTTATCGACGGCACCGTTGAAGCTCTGGGTGACGGTCTTCTGCGCGTCGGCAAGATCGTCGATGGCGCGAGTCGTGGCGGTCTCCAGCTTCTGTATGGCGGTGTCGGTCCGGGCGATGTTTTGGTGGATCGCGTCTTGTCGTGTCTGGACGAGGCTCAGAAAGACCTCGTACAGCGCCTTACCGAGAATGCCGACGAGGCCGAGAAGGCCAAGGGAGAAGACCCAAGCCAGCGCCGGGTTCTGCATGAATACGTCTTTCATCGCGGCGGTCATTTCTTTCCTCCGGTGCGGGGTTTAATCAGGAAGAGGCGCGAGGCCAGTTCGGTGTCGTTGTCGGTGTCGGTGTCGTTCCCGGTGTCTCCCGGCCAGCGCTCTCCGGAGGATTTATCCGGATGCGGCAGGTGCCCGCTGTAGCCGGGACGGACCGGGTTCTCGCATGCGATATCCCAATCAGTGTCGAGGGTGTCGTCATCGAGCATGTCCTCCATGCCGTCGACGTCATTCGGGCCAGCCTTGTGCCCCTCGCTGGTTTCAAAGATCGTCCGTTTCTTCATGCCGCTACCCTCTTTTCTGCAACGTATTTCTTGAGTCTTCTCATGGTGGCCCGGTCGTTCAGGTCGAGGCTCCCTGCCCAATGGGTTCCAAGAAGAAGTCCCTTGCCGAGTTCTTGCCCGCCGTTCTTCATGTCGGCGATATCCCACATTGTCTTGGGATCGTTGCTGGCGAGCATGCGGACGATGCTGCTGTGGACGGCTGGAGAGATTTGCGCGACGCGAGTGGTCTTTTGCCCTGCGCGAATCTCTTGTGGTCCCCGTTTAAGGTTGTCGAGGCGGCCTCGGATGCTGTCCTTGATGTTGGACCAATGTTGCGGGACGAATCCGAACCGTGCCCATGTATATCCGCCCACGTCGCAGTTGGCCGACACGTCGACGTGGGTGACTCCCAGCGCCTTGTATACTCCGAAGGAAGCGCGAAAGAGCCCTTTTGCCCCACCTCCTCCGGTTGAACCGGCGGAAAAGTAGGAGTGATAAACTCTCAGCCCGTTGCTGTCTCTGCGGAAGTACCGGCTGATACTGGTTCCGTCGTCTCCTGCGAATTGGATATTGATGCCAGAGCTTTCGCCTCGCATGGTGACGGTGAATTTCGTGTCACCGCCGAAGTCGGCGATCATCGTCTTCGCCATCTGTAACGCGGTCGCTTTGTCGACTCCCATGATAGAGTTGACTTTGAAATCGGTGAGGTCGTCTGGAACATCGGTGCGGCGGATATTCTTGCCGATCTCCTCCTTGGCTTTGAAGACGTCCTCCCGCTCCAGCTTCGCCATGAGGCGGGCCGCTTCCCGGCGGATGCGGACCATGTCAGCCGTCTGCACGTTCTGTCTCACCTGTTGCGTGGCTGGTGTATGCGGCTGCCATGTGCCGGCTTGGTAGTTGCGGGCCTGCGACTGTAGCGTTGTCGGCTGGTCGAGATAGCGGTTGGCGAGGACACGGATTTCAGGGTTTGGCCAAGGGGTAACTCGGTCGTTGCTTCGCGTCCCTTCTCTGGTGACGGTTGTTCCGTCCAGTGGCACGTTCGGACGCGGCACGAAGCCGAGTTGCGCTTCGGTCAGGTTCATCGGGTTCGCCGAGTGCGGGACTGGATTCTCCGGGGTGCGGGTCGACCGTGGCGCTCTCGGTGTCCGGGGAGTTCTCAGCGCCCGCAAAGATTCTTCCCGTGCTGCCGTCTGCAGGTCCGGGTCATTGGCAAGGTGGCGAATGTCGGTGATCGGGTCCGCCGGCAACGTCGGTGCACCTTCCGCCTGATGTCCCGGTATCGGGTGCCCGGCGTTGTCGTAGCCGAAATGCCGCAGCAGGGCCGTGCGGTAGTTGTCGGCTGCCGTGGTGTAGCCGTTGCTCCGGGTCGTCTGGATCGAGAGCAGGGCTTGCACCGGATCGGGCGCCGAGGTGGCAGCGTCGTGCAGCAGGTTGATCTTGCGTTGCGCCGACAGCAGGGCAGAGTTCTGCATGTTGCTGGCTGTCAGAGTCGGCGGTACCGGGGCGGCGCCAAGGATGCGTTCGGCTTGCTGGTTGGATGCGACGGACTGCCCGGCGGCGAGGAGTGCCTGTTTGTAGTCATCGACCCGCTGGTAGTTGGTCCGGGTCCGCGAGGTCGAGAAGCTGGCGATGCCGTCATAGTTGCCGCGTTCAGCCATGAGGCGCAGCTGATTGACCCTGCGGGTGCAGCCAAGATTCGACTCGCTGGTCTCCGGGAAACGCGGCTGCGATACCCGACGCATGGCAGCGGACATTGCCTCTCTGGTCTGTTCTGGCGTGGTCCGGCCTTCCGTCGGGCCGGCCTGCGCTGATCCGACGCGGACCCAGCGGTGGACCTGATGGCCATTGACGTCGTTGACCATCCGCAGGACGTAGCCGGGGTGGTTGGCGATGGAGGTCGATTTGCGCAGCAGGTAGACGCCGGCCAGCGACCGGAACATGAGCATCTGCGTCCCGGCCTTGGTCCGCTCCGCCAATCCGGACGCCAGCAGCTGCTTGTGGCTGACATTCGCGCCGGCCTGCAGCTTCTTCTTCTGGCTTTCGCGTTTGCTGCGCTGCTTGGAGTCGAGGAAGTCGTCCCGGCGCTTCAGGTAGCTGTAACGCTCCTGTTCGGCGGCGAGGACTTTATCTTTGTCGGTATCGTTCAGGCCGTGATAATGGGGGATGGTGCCGAGGCGGTTCTGACGGACTTTATGGAGGTCGAGCTGCGTCTGCGCTCCGGCGATCTGGTCACCGTACTTGCGGATGCGGCTGTCTTCGTGCGACTGGACGTGAACGAGGGCGCCGGACGCTGTGGTCCGGTCGTATTCGTTGACGTGGGCCTTGGCTACTTCTTCTTTTTCGGCTTGTCCTTGACCTTGCTGGCGGAGGCCAGCGCCTCGGCGATCATGGAGCGCTTCTTCTGGACGATTTCCGGGGTATCTTTCGCTTTTGTTGACATTGGCAGTCTCCTGTGCGGTTTCCTTGACGATCGCGCCCTTGTCCTTCTTGTCGCGGGCGTTGCCGAAGATGTCGGTGGCGCCGTACTGGTCGGCGTCTTCACGCTCGACAATCTCCTGATTCGCCTTGTCAGTCAAGAGTTTAAAGAACTCCGATAACTTGCGGCGGGAGCCCTTGAGGGCGTGGACGGCACGGGTCAGGTCTTCGGTCACTTCGCCGACGTGCTGCGCCTTGCCGTCATCGTCGAAGGAGGCTTGCGCCAGCTGGTCGTCGATGCTCCCCTTGTTGCGCTTGGCGCTGCGGATATGATCGATCGACTCCAAGAGTTCGTGCGTCACGTCGAGGTCGCTGTGCTGCTGAATCTTGGCGTAGGTACCTGCCGAGGCGCTCATGGCGTTAATGATGTTGCGGACGTCGCTGTCGGCGCTCTCCACCATTAGCTCGGTCAGGACTTCGGATTTGTAGACCTTGGCGAAGACAGCAGCCTGTACCCGCTCGATCATCTTCTTGTTCGGCTCGCCGTACTTGTCTTTCAGGCCGGCGGCCTCGTTCTTGCCGAGAGTCGCGAGGAAGTCGTTGATGAACGGCTTGTTCTCCTCGACCAGCACGTCCCCGTCTTCGTCTGGCTGATACTTCGCCATCATCGCGTCGGTGATGCGCTCGGCATCGCTGAATGCCGTCTCGACCGGCGAGTTGTGCATCAGATTGCTCTGGTTCGCTTCCCGTGCAAACTCCGGGCGGTCGACTTCGGTCTTGCGGACGCGGACGATGACCGGGTGCTCCATCTTGGCGACGTCGTCTGACTTGAGGCCGAAGTGCTCGGCGTGATCATGGAGGTATTGCCGGTACTCCTCCCCCTTGCCGATCTTGTAGGCGAGGCCGAGGGCGATGGTGCGCCCGTTGCCGGATTCGACGATACCGTCCTTGCCGACGATCGGGGCGCCGTCGCTGGTGTGCCCGCTCGACTCCAGCAGTTCCGGCTTGATGTTGTTGGCGATGTCTTGGATCTGGATGCGGCTGGCGATGCGGGCACGGTCACGCGGCTGGATGTCCTGCGGGTAGGCGGAGTTGACGTGGCCATCGTGCGTGTGCGAGGTGGTGAGGTCGCTCATCTCGACAAGGGCGAAGGTGGAGTCGATCTTGTTCATCTTGGCGGTGTAGGAGGCGTTCTCCCGGCCCATGATGAACTTCGGCTCCTTCTTGCCGGTGTCGACGGTGGTGTGCTGGGTGCGACCGTGGACGCTCTGACCCTTGACGTCGTTCTCGGCATCGCTGCCGGCGAATTCCACCGTATGCTGGTCGCCGTCCTTCGATACGATCAGCATGTGTCCGCCCTTTTCGTATTTGTGGTGCGTCGTCTCCCGGTCGACCTTGTGGCCGAAGTGGTTAAGGAGCTGCTCCCGGTAGCTGTCGATGGCGGCGAGGTAGCCGTTCGAGCGCGAGCTGGTCATGGCGATCAGGGCGGCGGACGGATCGCCCTCGCTGGTCTTAGCTGTATCGTGCATGCGTTTGATGATCCGCTGTGCCGAGACCAGTGCCGTGTTCTCCTGATTGGCGCCTTTGATCTTCGGTGGCTCCGGGATGTCCTCTTTCTTGCCGACCTTGGCATCCGCGTCCTTGGTGACCGCTGCCACTTCCCGGTGCTTCCATCCCTTTTCCTTGAGGTGATCAAGGAGTTCGCTGCCGTGCGCGAGCTTCGACCCGGCGTGGACTTGGTCGCCGTGGGCGTTCTCGTGGCGCAGGATGTCTGGGTGTTTGCGGGTGCGCTTATCGTCATGCTCAGCGACGACCGTCCCGTCCATCCGCGTGTACTGGCGGATGTGGGACTTGAAGAGGTCGTCTGGGGCCGGGCGGCGGCGGAGGAGGTACATGGGGGCTCCCTTATTATTTTGAGTGGATGTCAATCCACTTTTTTCGTGGAGAGCGTTGCTTTGTTTCCATTCGGGTGTTCGTAGTTAATGGTAGAGTGGTTTCCACCTCTCTCCGCTCCAGTCACCTTGTATCCCTGCTTGAGTAAATGTTTATGGGCCTGATCCTCTGCGTCACTACCCACTGTGGCTCCGGCTGCTTTCTTTTGGAGTTGTGCCGCTTTTTCTCTGTATCTTTTAGCTCTCGATGCATGAAGTTCGGCGTTTGATGGATTAATGTGAGACCGGGCGGCCTTTTCATTCAATTCTGCGGCATGTATCAGGACATCAGGGTCTTTACTGTCTTCTACTTTGAGGAGACCGAAAATGGCCGCTTGTTCGTCTTTTTTCCACTGATCCTTCCCTGCACGGGAGGAAGATTTCGTTCGGCTGTCGTCATGCTCCTTCACCGCAGTCCCATCCTTGCGGACGTATGCCTTGACGTGGCTCTTCAAGAAGCTCTCCGCGATCCCGGTACTCTTCAATAAATCATCGATCTCTTTCATCTCATTCCCCTTTGCGATTATGAAGTTCTTTCCTGTGCTCGTATGAACCCACATCCCTTTGCCGTTATCCAGTGAAAGCGACTTCGCCAGCTCGCCGCAGGCCGTCAGCACTTGCCGCCCGGCGATTCTCCGCAGCAGCAGGCCGGGTCCGACGATCTTCACCGCTCCCTGCGACTTGATCATGTCGAGGTGGTCGGTCAGCGCCCGCAGGAACTCCCGGAACTCGTCGATGTTGTTCTTGCCCTTGAGGCGCTTGATGGCCGCGTCATGAACCGGCTTAATCGCCTCATGACTCCAGTTGCGTCCGGTCGGGTGGGCGATCTCCTTGCGCTTCATGGTGGCGGCGATATCGGCGGCGCTCTGGGGCTCGACGATGTTGCCCAGGCCGTACTTGCGATTAAGCACCTCCTGCTCGACCGGCGTCAGCGTGCCGACCAGACCGGCGATGGCTGCCTCCCGCTCTTGGATGCGCTTGAGCTGTGCGTGCATATCTGGCGAAAAATCACTGATTGCTTTTCCATCCTTCCACCACGGGACGACGCTTCCTCCTCCGTCCAATTCATCCTCTCCGTCCTCGTCCATGTACTCCATGCGGTCGTGGTGCGCTTGGCGCTCTTTCAGGGCAGAGACGACGGCATTGCGGCCTTCCTTGGTCGCGACCTTGAAGATGCGGCTGTCCTCCGCTTCGCCAGCAAGGTGCGCCTCGAAGGAATCGATGTCCGGCTGCGGCGCTGATGCCAGCTCGCGGCGGAAGGCCATTGTGGCGGCCATCATGTAGTCGCTGACCAGATCGTTGTACTCGAAGTTGTCGTCGCTCATGTAGACGCCATTGACGCGGCGGACGTTGCCGGGGGTGACGTAGTTCGATCCGGCCAGCCCGGAGACGGTGCGGCTCATCATCGACTGGAACTTGTCGCTGGTCAGGATCTGGTCCTCGGTCAGCGTTGTCGCCGCTCTGGCAGCATCGGCGCGACGGTTGATCTCTTCAGCGGTCAGGCGGTTGGCGGTACCTCCGGTATTTTCGTATTTCGTGTTCTTGACCCGTCTGGCTTCCCCTTCGGTCAGGATCGCCGAGGCGTGGACCGCGTGCATCGGGGCGGCGGCGGTCTTGCCGTCTGCGACTCCCTGCACGACGTACATATTGCGACCCAGCGGGCGGACGATCGTCCCCTTGCGCTGCCGGGTGATCCCTTCGTCCTTGACGTGGTAGCGGATCTTGTCGCCGGTCTCGTGGCTGCCGGTACCGGGGGCGGTGATGACAGCTTCATGCGCCGGGACGAAGACCTTGGCGGTCTTGGCCGCGTCCTTCAGCGTTTTGTGCTCGATGGCGTACTCTTTCCCGATCTGCGTCTTGCCGCTGGAGTGCGTCACTTTGACGTGGTAGTGGGTGGCATCCTTGCCGGTCACCTGCAGCGCGAACTCTCGACCGAGGCGCGACGGCATGCCTTCCGGGGTGGTGATGATCATCTCGGCGCCGGGCGATATCTGGGTCTTGCTGCGGAGGTGGTCGCGTTTCGGCGCTTTTGCCTTCCAGCCGATCACCGAGACTTTGCCGCTGCGGTTGTTGCGGGTGAAGGCGATATGGCCGCGATCTGTCTTCGGGGCGGTGTTCGGCATGGCGGAAACTCCTTGTGTTGATAATGGATGGATTGTATCTTTCCTTGATTCCTATATCAAATTATTTGCCCAAACCACCAGTTAAGGCGGGTTTCTTTTCTCTAGTGAAGGGACGATCCTTCCACTTGACGAAGCGCCAGCGGGCGCACGGAGGTTGTTATGAAAAGACTTGTGGCTACAGAAATCAAAGCAATTGCAAACATCTCACTCGGTGTCGTGAAAATCGACTGTCGTCAGAACTTCTTTTGGGTTCTTGATGCCAATAAAAAAATCCGCTTGGGGCGCATCTGGCGTGGCATTCGTTGTGGCGATCTGTTGAAAGTCATCGATTCAGCTAAGACCTACGGCGATCTTCTTTAATTAGTCGTCTCACTTATCTGGAGGCCACCATGCTGAAACTCGATTCCACTCCCGTCCGCGTCTCCTTCACGGGTCGCTGCTCGGTTCACGTCCTGCGCGACAAGATAAATTCTTTCATCGGTCTCTTCGGAACCGAGCCGGTCATCCATGTTAATGGCACCTTCGATTGCACTGACGGCGATCCGGTCTTCGCCCGCTTCGAGAAGGTCACTTGTGTCGGCACAAAGTATGTCGAGGTTGACCTTGGCGAAGAGGGCCGCTGCAAGTTCGATCCGGCGACCAATGACGTCACTTACCTTTTCTCCCCGTCTTAGGAGGCCATCATGCACTGCCTGAACTGTAAAAAGACCGCTCCTTCCGTTATGGCCGCCATCGAACTCGGCTGGATTCCGTCGTATTGGGACCGGATGCCGACTCCGGATGGAGATATGGCTGACGTTGAGATCACCGGCCCCATCTGCCCGGACTGCATCGTGTCCCTCGGTCTCGTTTATGACGCCGACTCGCTCGAATACTCGTTCCCGGTGGAGGTGTGATCATGGAACACGTCTGCAACGGCTGCCTCGAATCCTTCTCCTCCAGTCTCTCCCGGTGTCCGCATTGCGGCAGCGATGATTGGGACTGCGTGGAGACGTCCGAACTTGAACTGCGCCGCTCCGGTGGCCTTGACTGTGACTGCTGATCGCCTGCGCCTGTATGCCCTTCGCATGCAGGCGCATTGCTGTTCGCTTTTCAACGATTCGTTAACGGTCGTTGAACGGTCGTTAACGAACGGTTCAAGCCCATTACCATCTCCATTACCATTACCATCTCCATCTCTTTAAAACCTTCTGCATCTCGCGATGCTCTTCCTCCCATTGAAAGGGTTTTCCATGCTGACTAATCCCAATTTCTACCCGACCCCCCCCCTGCTCGCTTCCCGCATGATCTCGAAACTGAAAGGCCGTCCCAAGAAGGTGCTGGAGCCGTCCGCCGGCAAGGGTGATATCGTCAGGGCTGTCGTCTCCCGCTTCTCGCATACCTCGCAGCCAGAGGTCTCCTGCATCGAGATCGACCCGGTGCTGCAGGCTACCCTGCGCGGCGACGGGCACCGGTTGATCGATACCGACTTCCTCGCCTACTCCGGGCAGGATAAGTTCGACGCCATCATCGCCAATCCTCCCTTTGACTCTGGCGACCTGCATCTGCTGAAAGCGATCGAGATAATGTATCGCGGCGAGATCGTCTTCCTGCTTAATGCCGAGACGCTCCGGAACCCGCATACCAATACCCGGAAGCTGCTGGTCCGGAAACTGGACGAGCTGGGCGCCTCCGTCGAGTATCTGCCGAATCAGTTTGCCGGGGCGGAGCGCAAGACCGGCGTCGAGGTGGCGCTGATCCATATCGTGATCGACCAGTCGGTCTCCGATGATCTCTTTGCCGGCGCCGACGACTTCTCCGCTCGCTGTACCGAGAAGGTTGAGGAGAAGCACGAGCTGTCGACCGGGCGCACTCTGGAGGAGCTGGTTGCCGATTATAACGAGGTGGTCCGCGTCGGCACCGAGACCGTCGTCGCCTTCTATCGCAACTTCAAGAAGGTGGGCGGCTTCCTGCGGATGACCGATGCCGTCGAGAAGCTGCGGATTTCGTCGTCGTCGGATGTGACCGGCATGATGCAGGATGCGGTGAATAAACTGCTGATCGATGTCCGGGCGTGCTTCTGGCGTAAGACGCTGGACTTGAAGGAGGTCCGCAATCGCCTGACCACCAAGAAGGCAGCCGAGTTCGAGCATGCTCTGGCCGACCGCTGCTATATGGACTTCACCGAGTCGAACGTGCGGACATTTGTGCTGAATCTCATGGACTCCTACGAGCAGACGCTGACCGATGCCATCGTCGATATTTTCGATATGTTCACGGTCCGGCATTGTTACGGGGAGAGCGGCGTCCATGAGAAGAACGTGCATTATTTTAACGGCTGGAAGACGAACAAGTCCTTCAAGGTGGGCCGGCGCGTCGTCGTGCCGATCCGGGGCGGCTATTGCGGGAATGCGTTCTTCGAGTATGGGCGCTGGCAGCTGTCGTGGCAGGCCAAGGACCAGCTCCGCGATATCGATCTGGTCGCGTCTTACTTTTCCGGGCTCCGGGATTACCTCTCCATGTCGCAGGCGCTCATGGATGCGTTCAGCGCCGGGCCGAAGGCTGACCGGCACTCTGGTATCGAAGCTGCGCACTTCACTGTCACGGCCCACAAGAAGGGGACCATCCATATCACTTTCAACGACGAGGACGTGCTGCGGCGCTTCAACTTCATCGCCTGCCGGGGCAAGGGCTGGCTGCCATGCGACTACGGCAAGAAGCGTTATCAGGAGCTGTCGGATCCGGAGCGGGCGGTTGTGGACGCCTTCGAGGGCGAGCGGTCCTATACCGCTGCTCTGGGGCGCCCGGTCTTTGCTCCCTCGGCGCTGCTGCAGATCGCGGCGTGATTCATCGACCCGCAACTGGCCTTCCCGGCGGTTGCGGGTTTTTTTGTCCCCCTTTTGTCCCCCTTTTGTCCCCGTGGGGACGAATCCCGAAACCACCAGTTTGCGCGGGTTTCTTTTCCTTCATGAAGGGATCATCCTTCCACTTTCAGATGTGCCAGCGGGCACGGGAGGTTTTTATGTTCATCGAAACTATCGAGTTTATCGGCGGCACGCTGTCTGGGCTTACCTTTTCGGGGAAGACCACCTCTCCTCGCGATGTTGGTTTTACTTGCTTCAAACCTGTCGGCGGCTCTCCCTACCGCGTTGTCTCAGTTGTTAGTCTCCCTTAGTTTTCTGATTGCTTCCGTCTCTCCCCTTTGATACTATCCCAAACCTTGGAGGTGTACCCCATGTCAAAAAAATCGATCCGCTCCATGCGCCGCTCCTACGACTACCTTGAGCGCCGGCTGACTTTTAAGTATCGCGACGGCTTCTCTGATAACGATAGCTGGATGCCGGTCGGTTCCTTCCGGGTGTTGAAGCAGCAGGAGGTCTGGGAGGACGACGAGTCTGCCGTCCGTCTCATGACGATCAAGGTTATCAGCGATCGCCCTGTGGCCGAGGTCATCGAAGCACTGCAGACGTATCTGACTTACGGCTGCCACTGCGAGCACGATTGCTGCGGCCATGTCTTCTGCCACTTCGTCGAGGCCCGTCGTACCCGTCGCAACGAGTATTTCGTCGTTCAGCACCTTGGCCGCAACTGCTAACTCTGGAGGCTCCTGTTATGTCAAAAATGCCGTTAGCGTGGCACGGTCAGTGTGTTGATAATGCCGCTCGAACCTTAGCCGAAAAAAAAGCTGCCGTCGCCAATCAGCAGAGAGAGATCGACCGAGAAGAGGCTCTGCTGGAATTCCGCAAGCGGCAGCTATCTGCGGCAGTGTCGCGTGGTCTGGACGGTTACGATCCTGATCGCTTCCTTGTCGCCAGAAAGAAGGTGTCCTGATGCGTAATGCCTGCCACCGTCCTGCGACCGCTGATCTCGTTCAGCGCGACCGGGTGATTGTTTATTCCTCTTCCTCCTCCCCGGTGTTTCATCTGGGGGGAGGTTTTTCTGCCGAACAGGCCGACGATATTAGCGACTTCTGCGGGGCGCATCTGCTCTCGGCTGCTGAGTTCGTCGATCTTGTGACTGGAGGGTCTTGCTGATGAAACATACTTTTGAGCCGTGGTGTCTTATGGGAAGCCATACAAATGAGTTTACGGTTGCGTCCTCTGGATGCGGTCAGATTGCCAGAATGCTTCAGCCGTTGACCGCGACTGCGGCATACGATGGCGCTCGCATCGTCGCCTGCGTCAATGCCCTTGCCGGTATCGACGACCCGGCGGCGTTCCGTGCGGAGTCAGATTTCCTCCGGCTGTCGCTGGCTGCCGAGAACGACCGCCTGTCGCGGAATGAGTTGCTGGAGCGGCAGAATGCGGAGCTGCTGCACAATTCTCGCGCCGCCAAAACCATGTTGGGATTGGTCCAGAGCAACCTTGACGCGGGAGCAACGGCATCGCAGTCTACCAATTTGCGGTTTGCTATCTGCTTACTGTCGGAGGCAATTTCCAGTTGTTCCGGGGTAGCGACTTCTCCGGGTGTCGTTGGTGATCTGGCCGATGCGGTCTCTGGTCTACACGGTGCCCTGTCGCGGATGATCGACAAGCATGATCCGGATAGCATCGAGGCGGAGTGGTTGTCGCACTCGCATGAGGCCGTTCGGAGCGCGCAGGGCGGCGACCTCGAAATGTACAAGGGGCTCCTTGCCGCCGAGCAGGAGGACTGCCAGCTGGAGCGCAAGGCCAAGAATGATACTTGGGAACGTGCCGAAGAGTTGCGGAGGCAGCGGGATGAGTTGAAATCCCTCCTTGAAGAATCGGAAGTATCAATCGGGGGAGACTGGCGCAATCGCCGTGATTCCCTTCTCGCCAAGTGCAAGGGGGGGTCATGAAACGTCAAGAATTTATCGATGCCGTATCTCGTGCTGGCTGGATTCCGCGTGGGGATGCACAGGCTACCCAGATCGGCACATTGTGGAAGCAGCTATTTCCGAAGGATGCCGAGATCGAGTTTCTTTCTGCCGAGGCGGATGCGGCGATGCTTCTGAAAAAACAGCGAGACAATCTTCTTCTGGCTCTGGAACCGTTTGCCATTTTTGCCTGCGATGTTCCGCCCGGCGAGGTGTGTCGTTGTCACAATTGCGAAGCGAGAAAAGTTATTACTCGGATCAAGGAGGGCGCATGAAGATAACCTGTCGCGTCCTCCTCGATGCCGTCATTGTCGCTAATCAGACGACACTGGCTGGCTTTCCTTTTGGCTTCCGTCTCCAGTCTCCGGACTCTGCCGGCAACTACCGGTTAAAGATGGTTTACCGGGTGCTTAGTTCGGAACCCTCCGTCATTCTTTGCACCGGTTCGGCGAAGGAGGTTCACGTGGCGATGCAGGCCATTTTGACCATACTCCCCGTGGCGAGGGTATCTATCGGCGAAGACTTGGCCGCTGCTGTTTCTGGCTTGCTGTCGTTTGTCGAGGAAGACGGTGATGGTGACGGTTTCTCCCCTCTGGAATCTGCGATATTCAATGCGGAGCAGGCGCTGGCTCGCTACCGCAAGGGAGACGTGTCATGATCGCCGGCCACCGAGCGTATGTGTCGGGACCGATGACCGGGATCGAACTTTTCAACCGCCCAGCGTTCTTCCTTGCCGAGACCATCCTCCTCGCCTCTGGTGCCGCCTCCGTCTTCAACCCGGCACGGCATCCCGACGGCCTGACGTGGGAGGAGTATATGGCGCTGGATATCGCCGGCATGCACGACTGCACCGCCTTCGTCCGCCTGCCGGGGTGGGAGGCATCCCGTGGCGCCCGGATCGAGAACGATCTGGCGAATGAGTGGGGACTGCTGGTCCTCGACTTGCCTCCTTGTGTCCTGAGTGTTCCCTTTATCGAAACCACCAGTTAGTGCGGGTTTCTTTTCTCTATTGAAGGGACTGATCTCTTCCACTTTTCGGATGCGCCAGCAGGCGCGAAGGAGTTCATCATGTTTAACGCCAAAGCTATGTACCTTCGTCAACTCCGCGATATCGTCGACACCCTTGCGCTGGCCAAAGATGCGGCTGCCGAGGCCGTCGCCAAAGACCCAATCTACTTCATGAGCTGGGGCGGTCAGGTGTCGTTTGTGGACGCCAAGGGCCACAAGTGCAGCTGCAACGTCGTCACGCAGGCATTCAAGGCTCGCATCGCTATCTCCCTTCTGGACGCCGAGGACAATGGCATCTCGTCGAGGCCGCCAAGCTCCTGCGCGAGCGGATGATCGACACGCAGCTGCGTTTCTCCGGCGGCTCATCGACCAGCGCTTTCTCGAATGCCGTGGAGATGCTGGAGGCGGATGCCCGCCGCGACCTGCTTTGCTACTTCGGTCCATTGACTGCCGAGGCGATTCGTTCGCTGGAAGAGGAGGTGTCCCATGTGTGAGTTCCAGAGTGCTTACGAGTTGTCGTCCATCGAGCGGGCCATGACGCCGCCGTCTCCTGAGAAGGTCGCCGAGGCTGCCAAGGTCGCGGCCCTTCTTGCCGCTGGTCGCTTCGTCGTTATGGCGGAGGTTCTTGCTCATTGCCGCTTCACCGATGCCGTCCTTGGCTGCGATTACTATTACGCGACCGACTGCGCCAGCTACGACGAAGCCACCGCTTGGATCGAGGAGCATTATCTGGACGCCGAGGGATTCTCGGTTCGCTGCCCGGAGGGCTTCGTGGTCCCTCGCTTTGTCTATGTTGACGACGACGCATTTTAACTTTTCCCTCTGGAGGCTTCCCCATGAAAGGTCTTACTTGCTCCATCCTGAAAGCCAAGGATTTCCCTGACTGCTCCTGCGACGGGATATCGTCCCGGTTCTCGCAGGTCACGCTCTGCGGTCCCGATATCGAAGGCGTCTTTGAGCCGTCCCCGGACGCTCCGGAGGTTCGCCTTGTGAAGCGCAATCTGGTCCGGGATGAGATTTACGTCCATGCCCGTCCCGCCGAGATTCCCGCCGGCACTCACTCTGCGATGGGTGGCTGCTTCATCTGGTCGTGCGATGCCCGCTTTCCGTCGCGGCAGCCGATCCCCCTTCATGACCGAGTCGAGAGGAGTCATAACCCATGCAGTCTCACTACGCGATAAACGTGTCCCGCAATGGCCGGTTCTTTTTCCGCACCGGCAATGAAATCACCGCTCCCGATGTCGCCGAGGAGGTCGTGACCGAGTTGCGGCTGCGGCTTCCGGCTGCTGACGGCTTTGTCGTCACTTGTCACCACTGGACGTGCTCCGGCCATATCTATATGCCGTTCTCCGTTGAGACGGAGCCGGTCGCTGGTCCTGTTATTGCCCGGTGTCCGTCTTGCACGACACTCTGTGCCAAGCTGCAAACTTCTCCCTGCTTTATCTGTTCCGAGTGCGGCTTGGAGTTCCCCTTGGTGGTACCCGGTGGCAAGGAGGTGTCCTGTGACCCGCTCTGATCATGTTGCCGCTCATGGCGACGGCGCTGTCTTCACCGAGGACTGGACCGGTCCCCGCTTTCGTTACGGGTACCGCAACCGTCCGTTCGCCATGTGCCATCAGCCTCGAAATTGGATTATCGGAGCTGTCAATGCCGACTTCCGCGATCCTGTGGCTGGCGTGCGTCACGGTTGTGTCGATTATCCCTTCCAGCTGTCAGACCACGAGGTCTATTCGTTCGAGCTGGTCTTTCTTGGCGAGGTGACGCCATGACCCGCTGCCTCCTGATCCTGATCTTCCTTGCCTCCCCGTGCCTCTCCGCCGGGGAGGACTGACACATAACGATTGCGTTTGTGCGGCAAGTGGAGTGCAGACAGCACCAATAATCTGGTTATATTTTTTCAAGAGGTATCGAAAAGATGCACAAAATCTTATGTATATTTGGGTTACATGACTACAAAAAGCCTTACGTCAGAGAGCACAAGAGAGAAGTACGTTGTGACCCTCGGCCTGTGATGGTGACAGATTACGCTGTGCGGAAAACCTGCAAAGTCTGCAGTAAAGATAAGCTGGTAATTCGAGTAGATTGCGAATTAAAGTAAATATAACGGATCATTATTGACTGGTGAGAGAAGGAGCGAAGCGGATGAACGAATCCACGTTGAATTATTGGTTAGGCGTTCTTCGGGAGTGCTGTCAAAGAGAGGTTAACGCTCTCGGTGGGGTGAAGGGAAATCTCCCGTCTCACTATCTGAAATACGGGGATAGTGGAATGAAGAACATCGGGGCTTTAACTGTATCTATCTCCGCACACACTGGTAAAAATTGCCAGCAGGTTAGACGCTCACTGCATCAGCTCCGCATTGCGGGAAAAGTACTTTGCTTGAACGGCAAGGGATGTATTTGCCGATGGTGGCCCATTGGTATGGCAGAAGAGTTGTTGAACGCCTAACGATTTTAAGCTGTGCCGCTCGACGGCACGAGCGCCTTGTTATGGCGCGGGAGACGAGGATGGAAAACGAAATTGTTGAAAAATGTGAAAAATGTGGGAGTGAAAACGTAGAGGTGCAGTGGGCACCCTTCGGGCCTGACAAATGCGCCGAGCCTGTCTCTGTGCTATGTCTGGATTGCGGTGCAGATCGGGAGATTTAAGCGCCATAACGGCTTTAAGCTAAAGGGCTTGCGTTTAATGAAACAGGAAATATGAGACACAACGGAGGTTGTTATCAATGGATGAGACACAAAATCCCGCAGAGAGTAGCAAGTCCACTTTGAGCGATTGGTTAGTCCGATTTGGAGACAGGGAAGAAACCATTTACAGCGTCGAATTGCACTTGTTGCGCCGTATTGCGGAAGCAAGCAGTGACATGTTAAAGGCGAGGCACTGGCCTGAATTTTGTGATGCTTGCGGTGGACAAGAAAAGCTGAACACGGCACACGCTGACACTGTTGCCGAATACAATCAATGGCTCTCTGATGGAGAGGGCTAACGCTTGAGCGTCACCGTTCGCGGGTTCTTTGCGGTACGGTGCACAGCGTTGGTTATGCCAGCGCTGCAATTTAAGGAGGTAATAGAAATCATGCCTGAACAAGAATATGATCTGAGACCCGTTGGTGTTCGATATGTTTGTGATAAGTGCGGAGTTGGCGTAATGACTCCTACTGGAACGATGCTTTGTAGTTATCCTCCACAGTGGCCGCATAAATGTGACCATTGCGGAATCATCGAGAACATGCAGGAGAAATACCCAACTGTAAGATACCGGATGCCTGCTGGTTTATAGCCATAACGATTGCGTTTGTGCGGCTCGTCCGCACCAGTGATTTTTTAGACCATTGAGGAGGATGTATGCAGGATGTCACCAATAAAGGGAAAGAACTTATCGAACGGTGGAAGGATGCCACCAGAGGGGAAGAATCCGCTAAAGAGAAGCTACTAAAGGCGCAACGAGAACTACAAACGGCAGAAGAGCATCTTGCTCACTGGCTTCTACCTGAAGACGCCAAGGATGGTGAGAAGTTTTGTGTCTGGTATGGCGACTCGTTGATTACCGCCTCGGAGAGTGATACCAACGGGTATGAAGTCACTGTACGAAAACGCGGAACAAGTTTGATGGTCTAACGGATTAAGCGTCACCCGTCTATCGGGCAAGCGGTGGTTAAACCGCGAAAGGATATTTATGCAAGAAATGATTAGCAGGCTGAGAAGCTATCAGAACGGAGTGCATGGCCCGTTCTTCCTCGAGGTCGCCGCAAAATTGGAACATATGTGGCGCAGTGCTCAACCGGTAATACCTGAAGGATGCAGACTGGTGATAGTTCCCCGTCAACCCACTGCTGACGAAACAGAGTATCGGGCGTATCTGGAGAAGTTACAACCTGACACCCTCCGAAATATGATCATTGACTTATCGGCAGCACAGAGCGAGCAAGGGGAAGCTCTCCAACTGATTGCTGCGGCATCCCTCGGACAGACAGGGCCAGAGGCGCGAGGCCAGTTAGAGAAGGTCAAAAAGGTTGCAAAGGGCGCGTTGGCGGAGTCGGTTTAACTACTGATTATACCGCCAGTTCGTCGGCCTAACGCTTATTTTAATAAACGGCGAATATCTAAGACAATCGCACAGTTAATTTTAGTTTCAGCGGATAACAAAATCACGAAAGACCGCCAATACTTGTGATATCATCGCGCCCGGCCACCGTGCCGGGCCTTCCCTCTCAGCGCCCCTGCGGCCTATTCCTTTCCCCTGCCAAGGAGTTTCCCATGTCTACCTGCCCGTCATGCCAAGCTGTCGTCAAGAAAGGTTCCAGCTTTTGCTGCTACTGTGGACACCAGCTCCCGGTCGTCGTCGGTGTATCTTATCCCTACGGCATCCGGTTTCCGTCCGCTCACGGCGATGCAGCAGTCGTCGCTCTGGCTCGCACCGCTCCGAGGTATTCTCTCGACGTTTCCCTTGGTGGAGTATTCCATGTTGCCCTCTTCGACCGCCTGACGCTGCCGAAGCTGGCCGACCTCCATCGGGTGGCGTTCCTTGCCTTGCCTCGCGGCTCCATCATGCATACTGTCGACGGCAGGACGTTCTTTGGCGGCTCCTCGTTCTGGGCCTGCATGTCCCGGCGGCTGAATGATGAGGGAGTCTTCGACGGCGAGGTCGAGCACTGGACCGCTCGCTGCCATTCCTTTTTCGGCTGCATCTCGGCGCAGAAGCGGCAGCATGCGATGTATCACCGCGAGGGGTGGGAGGTGTTCTATCCGGGCCGGCATGGACGCTTTGCGGACTCCGTGAGCGGCGACGAGGCGAACCCTTGCCCGGAGGTCGATGCGGGTCGCCACCAGTTCTTCTACCCGGACCGGGCGAAGATACAGGCCGAGGTGCTGCAGTTGGCGAAGCGCTCTGGCTGCAATCGGTGTCCGCTGTTCTCCCCGGCTTATCTGGCGCAGCAGATGAAGAAGATCCCGCTCGTGTTGGAGTTCGGCGTGACTCCGGATTGCGGCTGGTTCCGCTGTCAGCTGCATGGCGATGCGGCTTGGTTGCGGGTTTATTAACAAGGAGGATTCAGATGAAGATTGGCATTGGCTCTCTTGAGATTTCTAACGAGACTGGTATTGTGACTTTTGATTGTGGCTGCCAGTTCGATCCTGAAACGTATGCGGTTGTCCCTTCGACTTCGTGCCGACCATATCCACGGCAAGAATCTGTGGAGCGTCATGACGATGGGTCCCCTAAGTATGTTCGCGAGGCTATCCCTGCTCGGCATTCGATGGATGTGAGCTATTATTTCCAGCGCGGCAAAGAGATCATCGAGTCTTGCGGCTGAAACCACCAGTTTACGCGGGTTTCTTTTCTCTATTGAAGGGATGATCCTTCCGAATTCAGATGCGCCAGCGGGCGCCGGAGGTTGCTATGAAACGTCGCACTCAGAAGCGCGGGCCTTGCCCGATATGTGGTCAGCTCCATGCTCTTAATGCCGCCGGTCGCGTTGCCGACCACGGCTATACTGTTCTGTCTGGCTGGGGCTCTACGATGAACGCCTGCTCCGGCAGCCGGGCTCCGCACTTCGGTACCGAGAAGGGCCGCGATTGGCTGTCGAAGCAGATCGTTCGCTGGCAGGAGTCGATTGCTCGCTACGAACTGGTCCTCGCCGAAGGCACCGCGAAGGCTCCGGTCGCGAAGTTGCAGCAGGATATCGCCGGCCTTCTCATGGCGATCGCCGAGTCCACTAAACGAATCGCCGCTTGGCAGCCTGTGGAGCCGGTTGAGGTCGTGATCGAGGACGTGGCTCCGACCGTTCATTTCGCTGCGAAGTCCTACGGGTACCGGGCGGCGATCTGCTGCGCCTCGGCAATGGGTGCTGCAAGATTTCGCGGCGTGACGTCGGCGGTTGCGGAGGAAGTCACTTGTTCCCGCTGCCTCAAGTCCTTGGCGCTCCGAGCCGAGCATGCGGCGAAGAAAGCGGCACGGGAGGCGTGCTAATGTAAAAGGCCGGGGCATTGCGCTCCGGCCTCATATCTGCTATATTTTGACTTTGCACCACCACAGCGGAACATCGCTGGCCACGGGACGGTTTCGGACGTATGTGCGGAGCGGCTCGCAAGAGCATTGCACGCGGCACTGTGGCAACAAAAAAGCCTCCATCCTTTCGGGTGGGGGCTTTTTTGTTTATTAGGGCGCAAATTTGAACATTGTCTTCAGTCTGACTTCACTGGATCGGACGGAGACCTCGAACACGCACTTGATCGTCCCATCCTTGTATTTTTTAAAAAATGCCACTGTCCTGTTGCCGTCTTTGGTCCGGGTCGCTTCACCGATCTTTATCGGGCGGCTGATGACTTCTGGTATTCTGGCGACATCCTCTTCTGTGATCTGGATCTGCTTCGCTTCTTTTTCTTTCTCCGCATCCCCGTGGTTATCATCGACGTGCCGTATCCGCTCCCTCGTTACCTTGATCGTGTAGTTGTCGACCCTGATGCCGTTTGCGGCTTCTGAAATCTTCTGGGCTTCGGCGCGGCCTATCATCCGAATGGTTACAGTTTTGTTCTCCGTCTCTTTGCGGCTCTGGTAGAGCTTTCGCAGTGAGGCGATGGTTCTTGCTACCTCTGGTGAGGCTGCAAACTTTCCATCCCTGTCATGGTTTTTGTTGCTCTTCAAGAGGATGGCACCGTGGGCGATTTGCCGCGACTTCTTGACGTAGTGGATCTCTCCGAGAACGTGCCGGGGCTCCCCGCCTCTGACCTCCGCCTCGATCCGCTTCCGGGTGGCGGCTGCGGTCTCTCTCGGCTTCCGGGGCTTGCCGGCGACCTTCTTCTCTTCCTTCGCAGCATCCTTCCCCGGCTCGACCTTCTTCTTCGCCACCGTCCGCAGCAGCGCCATCGGGTGCCCGATGCGGCCCTTCGGCTTCTTGCCGTCGCCTGTGGCTGCCTTCCGCTTCCGCAGCAGCGCGACGAGGGCGTGGTGGTGTCCTTTGGGCGCTGCAGGCGTCTTCTTGGTGCGGCTGTCGTCGTGTTCGCGCACGATGGTGCCGTCCTGTCGCGTGTAGGTCTTGACGTGGCTCTTGGCGATCGTCGCATTGCCGCGATTCTTCTTCTGCAGGTACCAACTCTCGAAACCGGTGAAAACGTGCAGGCTGCACATGCACCACGGATGAACCAACCCGGCCACAGCCTTGAGCGTCTCCTGCCCGTCCTCTCGGCCTCCCGGTACCGCCTTGCCGCCCTTCACCGGGTGCGCCTTGCGACCGATGTTCATGCCGTTGCCGATCAGCTCCGCGAGGGTGAACACCTTCGGCGTGCCGTCCTCCTCCAGATACAGATGCTTGCACTGGGCGCAGGCCGTCGGCAGCGGCATTTTGTAGACCAACTGCTTCGGCCCGTGCTGCTCCAGTATCTGCATCGCCTGCCCTTGCTTCTGGGCGTCGGTGATCTCGAAGAAGGCGACCCGGTCCCAATCGCGGCTCTTGTCGTCCATCGCGTGATACAGCTCCGAGCTGAATCCCTGCCATGTGTTGACCTGCCGCTCCGGGATGGCGATGCCGAGCGCTTCCTTCTTCTCCCGGTCCAGCACCTTCGCTTGCAGTCGCTGCTCGTGGAAGTCGATCGCCATGTTGCGGATGATGGTGCGGTTGCGTTCGGCGATGATCTCCCCGGCCAGCTTCGCCGTGTCGTCACCGAGTGCCGTGATGTAGTTCGCGGTCTGCTGCTCCGCGATGGCGATGGCGTGGACGTCCGGAGTCATCAGCGGCATGGTAGCGGCCAGCTTCATGATCTCGGCAAAGCTGCCGCCCTTCTCGACCGCCTGCCATGCCCGGCCAAAGGCGTAGGCGTTGTGGATGATGCGGCCTTCGGTTCCGACCGCCAGAGCGAAGTCCTGCGGGGTGACGTCCGGCGCGATCCAGCCTTCCGCCTGCCAGCGCGAGAGGAGGTCTTGCGGCGGGGTGTAGTCTCCCTGTATCTGCGCGGCGATGAATCCGAACCGGTCCCGGATGACTTGCAGCAGGTCGGCGATCTCTTCTTTTGTCAGGGGTCGGGTGGGACCGATGGACTTGATCAGCGCCGCTCCCTGCAGCCGTCGCTCGACCGCTTGCTTGATATCGATGGCGGCCAGAGCGTACTGGTGCCGGAACTGTCGCAGCAGTTCGCGGGTCGGTGCGTCCCGTGGCTCCTTCGGTCCGTCGCAGCTGCAGCCGGCGGCCTTGAGCAGCGCGTCCGCGACTTCGGCCTCAATCCCCTGTGCGGAGACGAGGCCGAGGACGGCTTTCTGGAGCTGGTCGTTGGTCAGGTTGTGGCTGATTTTGAGTTTCATTTGACCCCGTGGTGTTTCTCCGCTGCGTCGAATCCGATCCACTTGCCGTTGCTGTCGTGTCCCCGGTTCGCCAGTTCGTGCTTGGCGCGTTTGTTCAGGTCGAGGTGTCCCTTGGCTGCGGCGGAGAGGATGTTGTTGTGGACCGTCTGGATCTCGCCACCGATACCGTTTTCGATGTCATCTTCCGATTTGCGTCGGGCCTTCTCCTCTTTCGTTACCTTGTGGTGTTCATCGGCCTTATCGAATCCGACCCACTTTGCATCGCTGTCGAGACCGCGATTGGCCAGTTCGACCTTTGCCCGGCGGTTCAGGTCGTCTTTGCCCTGCGCTACTTTGGCGAGGTCGCGGGAGGAGGCACCAGAAATGGCGTACTTTGGGTTTTCGTCGTCCGGGAGGTTGGCCCAATGCTTGGAGTTGGCGTCTCCGTGGGGCGGGGCGTCACCTTTTGCTGTAGGAGCCTTTTTCTTTTTCTCTTTGGTCTGTTCAGCGTACATCCCGCGCTTATGGTGGCGGTCGGCCTCTTCTTTGCTATCGGCGTGGACGTTGCCGCTATGGTCCAGCCATGTCCTGTGGCCGGCTCCTTCTCTGACTTCTTCAAACTCTCGGACTGGGCGGTCGTCATGCATCGACCGGCCTTCTTTCCCTGTGCTGGAGTAGAGCTTCCCGGCATGGGTGAAGGTATTTGCCTTGCTGGCGTCCTTGTGGTCCATCTTTGTCGCAGTCCCGATAATGTTCGGGTGCTTCTGCCGGCTGTCGTCATGCTCCTTGACGGTCACGCTGGCGCCGCTGGCCGTGGTGCGCTGGTACGCCTTGACGTGGCTCTTCAGCAGCATGGTCGCCGAGGTGATCTCTTCGCGCAGGCTCTTGGCGACCGGCGCCTTCTTGGTGACGGCGAGGGTGACGGCGACGTGGCCGGCGTTCTCCTTCTTGCCGAAGACCTTGGACCGGAGTTCGCTGTCGGTGCCGAGTATCTTCACGTCGAAACCTTCGCCGGCAAAGTAGTCAGCGTTGTGACCGCCGGGACTCCATGCGGCCTTGTGGCGGGTCATTGCTTCGTCTTGGCCGTAGTAGAAGCTGTCATATACCGTCAGCGTCCCGTCGGCGTTGGCCTTGACGCGACCGTTGCCGCCGGCAGCCGTGTATCCGAAGTCGGCGGATTCGAGGATCGTCTTGAGTTCTTTGGCTGCGGCTTTCGGCGAGGGGGACTTGGCTTTCGGCTGCTGGTTGTATTCGTCGTAGGCTTGCAGGTGCTTATCGCTGAACTGGCTGGCGAGGATCATGTTGCGGGCGGATGTCTTGTCCATACCGTTGGTATCGACGATACGGTGCGTCTGCTTCACTTTGGCGACAAGGTCTTTCTTGCTCCAGCCATTCAGGGCGGTGAGCCGATCATGGATCTCGTCGTGCTTCGGTCCTTTGCCGGTATGGGCCGGTGCGGCAGGAGTTGCTGCGGGTGCAGGCGATTCCACTGAGGGCACCTGCGTTTCCTTCTGCTGCTTCGCGATATACCGGTTCTTGATGGCTCCCAGCAGGCCCACCAGCTTCTCTCGGCCAGACGCGGCGGCTCCGGTCTGGAGCTGGCTGATCAAGGCGATCGGGTCCATGCCCTTTTCGGCGGCCAGCGTCTCGATGTTGCGTTGCAGCGCGTGGCGGTCGGGGGTTTGCTCCTCCGGATCGGTAACGTCGGTCGCGATGGTGAGCATCTTGTCCTTGGCGTGCAGACGCAGACCTTCCGGGTGCGACGAGGTGGCGATGACGTGCCCTCCCTCGGTCTTCAGCGCATAGACCTTGCTACCGTCCGACAGCCTTGCGGTCTCCTTGATGTGGACGTTTTGACCGGTATGGGTGTGCTTTGCGTTTGCCGTAGCGACTTGCACCGCCCTTGGATTCTTCGCCGCAATCGTGCTCACCGTGCCGCGAGCGTTCGTCCGGGTGTAGCCGACGTGGTGCGGGTCGCCGAAGTCGAACTTGCCTTGCGACTTCTTGAGCAGCGCCCGGAGTTCGCCTTCCGTCTCTGCTGCCGCTTTCCGTAACTCGTCGCTGCTGATGCGTGCGCCCTTGTCTGCCATGTCAGTCTCCTATTTCGATGGTGGTAATTTTTTGTTCACTTATTTCGTTGCTGATTGCGCCCGCCTTGCTCAACATCTTTTCCACCAGAAGTTCTTGCCAGTATCCTCTTCGATGGCTTGTCTTCCCGTGGCACGGAGTGCAGAGCGCTATCAGGTTGTCGTGACTAAGGTTGTGCTTGTCGTAATTTATGTGATGGACTGGCATCCTCCGCTTTGTGTACGGTTGCCCGCATATCTGACAGATGAATCCGTCCCGTGCTCTGATCGTGTTTCGTAACTCTTCGTTCCATTCTTGCGGTCTTGCTTCGAATGTCCTGCCATCTATCCAGTGAGGGCTGTTTTCCCCGGTGTAGTATTTCGGCTGGCAGTTGACGCACCGATATGGGAGATCGCGTTGTTCAAATTTATTGGCCCATGTTCTGTCGTAGCGTTTTTCTGCTCCGCAATCTCGACAGACCATGATCTTTGATCCGCCCTTCCAGTTGGGGTTGTGTTCTCCTGTGCGGATCTTCTTGACCTTCTTTTTTTCGCCACCTCGCCAGTTCGGGTTCATTTCCCCTGTTGGCGTGCGGTAGCAGTCTCGGCAGACATACTTTTCGCTTTTAAATTTACTGATCTCCCATGCTGCCGCCTGTCGTTCTTTTCCGCACTTTGTGCATTTTATCGTTGTCTTCCCTCCCCTGTAGCCGAGGGCGTTCTCTCCGACTCTGTGCTTCACTGTGCAGCTCTTGCATCGGTATGGATTTTTCAGCTGTATCGCTTCGTGCCTTTTGTAGATCTTCTCTGCTCCGCAAGACGTGCAGGCCGCGATGACTTTGCAGCCTTTGAATATTGGGAACCTGTCTTGCTCGCAGCCATCATTCATCTATTGTTATCTCGATAAATTTCTTGCTCTTCTTTTTTTTGAATGACTTCTGGACGTCTTCGCCTTGATCGTCCTGTTGATCGTCTTGTGGTTGGCTTAACATCTGGAAAGTATTAATATAATTTGTCACAGGAACATCAGCAGGGTAGTTATATGGGTTACTATCGTCGTCAAGACTCCCGATTATGTCGCGATTTTCTTCCATCCGTGCCTCGTTCCGGGTAATCCATTTACTGACACGTTGCGTCCGCAAGTCTACTGTTAACTTCTCGTCATCCTTCTCGATGCCGGTGACGATCAGCTTCAGGTCGTCGTAGCGGGGCTTGATGATCGCGTCCGTGAACCAGTCGGCCATATCCTCGATCGACGGTATCAGGCTCAACTCCTTGTTGAACTCGATCTCGTCGATCGGGCTGGCGCTGCTGAGTGCCGAGCCGCCCTGTCCGGAGTCCATCTGCATGTTCAGGGTGCTGGGGTGGGCGCCATACGCGGCGCACTTGATCATGATCAGCAGCCGGACGAATTCGTTGAACAGCATGTCCTTCGGCGTGTCGCGGAGTTTGTGCGCCTCGATCTTGAAGCCGTCGACGCTGCCGCTGGGGATGACCGGCAGGCGCCAGTAGTTGCCGGCGCCGTGGGTGTCGCCGATCAGCATCTGCTTGAAGGCCTGCAGGCCTTCCTTGTCGAAGTCACCGGCCACCGACAGGATCGCTTCCGGGTAGTTGGTCTTGAACATCTCCCGGTTGAAGCTCCATGCGGCCATGAGCGTGGCGGTGACTTCGAGGCTGATTTCGAGGCGGCTGATGCCGTAGCCGAAGGTGTTGATTTCGTCGCTGGGGTTGGACAGGTGGATGCTGAGTTCGTCGGAGGTGAAGGCGTCAACGAGCATGCCGTCGACGATCTGGACGTAGCTGGATTTGGTCATGTCGAAGCCAGTCGCTTCTGACATGCGGTAGGCGGTGGCGGCGTTGACCGTCTTCTTGCCGCCGTTGTTTTTGGCGTTCTTGGCGGCCCACTCCTTCATCGCCTCGTCGACGTTCTTGACCGTCTCGCCCGGCAGCGCATAAAAAGCGGCGTAGCCTTTGCCGTCGGCTCGCTTCATGCGGCGGATGCACTTGCGGTCAATGATCAGCTCGGTCTTGGTCAGGGAGGCGGCCAGCTCTTTGATGCGGCCATGCGGGCGGACCCGGTTCGGGTAGAACTGAGTGTACTTCTCCGGGCACGGGTCGTCGACCAGCGATTCCATTTCGCGGCAGCGGGCGTCGATCTCCTTGCTCCCCTTGAACGTCGGGTCGTCGTGGCGGACGTGGACGACCTTGAAGCCGATCTTCGCCGGGTCGTAAGTCCGCTTCCAGATGCGTTTCATCTGGTCCACTCTGGCCCGGATGAGGATGCCGTCGACGAACGATTGCCGGGACGCTTGGTAGAGGGTGCGGAAGCCCGGCGTTCCCTGCGGCTTCTCCCTTGCGCCGTAGAGGGACATATTTTGCAGCATGTATTTGGAGAAGAGTGTGCCGCGTTTCTCCTCCTCTTCAGCTGCAATTTTGCGGGATTCTTCTGCGACCGCCTTGTTCAGCGAATCAATGCTCCGCGAAGAGACTAGAAGTCCCGCCGGAGTCTCCATCATGCCGCCTGCGCGTGGAAGCGCTTTTTTCAGATCGTCTTTGTCCATGCTGACGATTATCTGTGTTTCCGTTCCCTATATCAATTTTTTTGCTCATTTCTTCATCCCAAGGTCTTGATTCTATGACCTCTCCGGAGAAGGCTTTTTTGTAGGCGTGGATGATGCGTTGCTCTTCCGGGGTTTTGTCTTTGAGGTGGGGGAGTTCGCTGCGGAGGTAGATCGGGCGGCTGTCGCATTTCATGCGGATGGAGGCGTATTGCTCCCAGCCGTCGACTACCCAGACCTCGTCTTGCAGGTTGGCGCTGTTGATGAGGAGGACGCCGGGGAGGTTCACTTGGCGCAATCGATGGTCGTGAAGGAGATTCCCTTTGTCGCGGTCAGCACCTTGACGCCATCGCCGACTGCGGACTGGACGATCCGCCTCGCTTCTTCAGCGCAGTGTAGGCTGGTGTCGTCTTGGTTGAAGTGGACGACGAGGACGTCTCCCTCCTTGACCCGCAGCCGAGTGACGTCCGGGCGCTGGCCTCTGCGGGTGCGGTTGCTGCGGCTTCTCATGGCTTTCTCTCCTTGAACTCTTTGTTGCCACTCTTTTGTCCGAAGCGATGGAGAGGTGGGAGGGTTCTTCTCTCACGGACGACATCAGGCTGCGGCTTATACATGGTGTACTGGTCGCGGAATGTGTCTGGGGTGATGGTGACGTCCCAGTTTGGTTCTATCTTCGCGATGAATTCTCTGACGTCGGACGGGCGGGGACCGCCGATCCTGTCGAGGCCGGTGAGTTCCTGCGCTGCGGCTTCCATCATGTCCCGCAATGAAATGACGATGGCATGTCCGGGCGGCAGGGCTGTGGCCAGTTGCATCAGTTGGATTTGTGTCATGCGTGCTCCTTCCCTGCCGGCGTCTGGTCCTTGCAGGTGTTCCGGGGCTTTCCGACGAGGACGCAGCGCGGCAGCTCCAGCGTGTCGCCGCGTCGTTCCGGGTGGCCGCAGCAGTTGTCGTGCTCGTGGACGCAGTCGGCGTTCTGGTGCATGGTCATCGTTGGTTGTTCCACCACTGTTGCTCCTTGATCTCTTTGTCCAGCTCCCTCAAGGACGGCAGGCCCGGTATCGGGGATGTCCCACAGGTCTGGCATTTGCTGTCGGTGTGGACGTGGTGTGACGGCCAAATCCTACAACGGCAATGCCAAGGAAAGACGGGCGCCAGTCGCCGGATATTAAAAGTCGGTCCCATCGTTCACCTCGTCGTCGTAGTCTTCCATCATGTTCCGCATGGCAATCGTCACCGCGTTCTTGGCGCACTCCAGCGCGTGGTAGTCATGGAGCTGGCTCTGGTACTCGGTCGTCAAGATCTTCTCGACCTTCCCTTCGAGGTCTCCCAGCATCCGGGCGCGACGGGTGGTCTTGTTGGGTTCCTCCGAGCGCAGGCAGGCGAGGCTGGAGCAGCAGAGGGAGAGGAGGACGTCGGCGACTTGGCTCATAGGTACGTCTCGCGGATTTTGTCTCCCAATGTTTTCCCTCTCGTGTTGATAAATGTGCTTTCGTCGGCAGCAAAACGGGCGATCTCAACCACCATTTCCCGGCTCGCCGCTTCGACCGCCGGCAGTATCATTTCGTGTGTCGGGACGTGGACCCCTTGCGGCTGATCGTGTCCGGGGATGCTGCGAATGTCGAATTGTGCTTGCAGCGCTCGCATCCGGTCGGCGATGTTCCCTGCCGGGATGCCCATGTCGGTGCAGAGCATGTGCGCCTCTGAGAGCCAAGGAGCGTTAGGGCAGCGGGCGGCTTCGAAGGCCGTGGCGGCATCGCGGGCGGCTCCGGCGGTGAATGCGGTGATCGCTGGCTTGCGCTGCGGATCGGCGAACCAGTCACGGAGTCGTGTCCACTCGCTGGCGGTGATGCTGTCGGGTTGTATGCTCATCTGTTTCCCATCGCCTTGAGGCGTTTCGCGGCCCTCTTGAGGCGCTTCTTCTCGGCTGCGCTGATGATCTCGACTTGGACGGCTTTGGGCGGCTCCAGTCGCTTCTCCGGGATGCGCGGCATGAATCCGCCGACGTTGATGCCCATGCCGGCGCCGATGGCCGAGAGGGCAGCGAGTAGTCCGGGGCCGGTGTGGCCGATGGTTGCTACTCTGATGCCCCTTCGTGGCTCAGGGAGGATCGTGCCGAACTGTGGTCCGTCGTCATGCAGCAGCCCGTTTTCGTCTTGTCGATACGCGATGCTCATTGCCTGCTCCCTGCCGGCACCAGCCGCGCGGCGCTGTTCAGCATGTGCAGCAGATCGGTGAGGCCGACGTCGATGTCCGGCTGCGTGTTCTTTTCCCCTTTTCCTGCCCAAATCTGCACGCGGCCATCGGCCATGATGAACGTGTTTCCGTTGACCTCGAAGGCGACTCCGGTGATCTCACTGCCGCTCATCGGCCACCTCGCGTATGCGCCAGCGAGCACTGCGGGCAGGTGACCTTCTCCGGGTCCGTCGTCGTCTTGACTTTGCGCGACAGGCGGCAGAGGGTCTTGCCGTCCTTGGCTTCGTAGTGTGTTGTTGCTGCCACTGGTGGCCTCCTTGGGTTAAACCTCTTCCGTGTAGAGCCGGTGTTTCCAGCCTCTCGACTCGCCCTTGGTAATAATTTCAAGGTGGTCCAATCCCGCCTCGGCTCCGCGTGTGCTGACAATGCGCTGATCTTCTCCGGTTTCAGGACACTTCAGCAGAACCTTTTGAATAAATTCTTCACTCTTTTTCATATTCTCTGCCCTCTTTCTTGCTCGTTAAGTTCCCCTCCCCCAGCGACAACCGCTGTTGCCGGGTGCATTCCGCAGCTTCATCCAAAAAGTCGGACCCGGCAGGGAGGGGTTCATCGATTATCGTATAATGCCTCGGAGCCCGGTGACTTTCCCCCGTGGCGGCGTCATGACCCGCTCGAACGGTCTTGGCGCCTCCTTGGCTCTGGGGACCGGCGGCAGGTATTGACTCTGCATCTCTGCGATCTCCTCTTGCGACAGGGTGCGCACCGGCTCGCATGATTTGGTCTTCTGTGGCTTCCCGCGTCGTAGCCAGCACATCGTCAGAATGCCTTCGCATGGAGCCGTGGGCGGTCCCGGTTGGCGTCGTTCTTGTCCAGCAGCGCCGCAGCGAATTCCTGCGACCAGCCGTTGCCGCCGACGTAGGTCAGTACCCGCAGGACGACATCGGCCAGCTCCTCGATCATCTTGGCACGGTTGCCAATGCGGGACTGATCTCTGTGGTCGGTGGCGTCTCTCTGGTACTGGCGCAGCTCCTCCATGCATTGTACCAGCTTGACCGAGGCCAGATCGACTCCGTAGCTCTTGCTCGCAGAGACGTGCTCCAGCGCTTCGGCAATCTCCGTCGCGACCAGCGTGATCTGCGTCCGGTGCATGCTATGGTCGAATCCTTTGGCGCTGCCGATGCGGGCGGCGTCCTGCGCGAGCCCTTCGAGGACGGACGCGGCGATCAGGCGAAACTCTGCGGCGTTCATCGGTATCTCGACGAATTCCTCGCTCATGCCCGGACCCTCTTGCGGAAGCTGACGGCGGCGGCCTTACCGAAGAGCACCTTGGCGGCATCCCGGAGGCGGCACCAGAACGAGTCGTGGCCTTTTTCGAGGCGATTGATCGCACCGGTCAGCTGTGCCTGCTTCAGCTTGTTGTAGTTTCTGATGGCGCAGGTGCAAGGGACCGGAGACCCGTTTTGGTAGGCTGTATATCCGCGACCGTAGCACTTGCCGCATCCTTTCTTGGCGATGAAAGCCAGATTTGATTTCTGTCGCTGCTCGTCGCGTTTGCTCTTGGTCTCGGTCATCGGTGGGCTCCTGTCATAAGGTGGCTCGATCTTAACATAGACCGTTCCCTATACCAAATAAATTATATGCTATTCGGTGCTTTCTTGGTCAACGCTTGCACTCGCAATCTACGTCGTTTTCTGCCATCCGGCAGGCGCACTCCTCGGTGTGGCCACTGGCGATGAATCCGGCGACGAGGAGGTCGTCGTCGTAGCTCTCCGGGACGACGTTGAAGTGGAACAGGAGGCCGCACTTGAGAGCGGCGGCGGCGACTTGCTGGATCGTGGCGTTGTCGTCCTTGAGCAGCGTTCCGAGGGTAATCAGGCGGTCTCCGAGTTCGGTGTTGGTCATGGCTGGCTCCTTGGCATGATGCTGAGGTCGATCGGTTTGATGTAGCCGTCGATTTGCAGCGTGACGGCGACCCGGCCAAGGGGCTTGTGCTCTGGCCCTCCGATTCTGACCGCGTTGAGACCGGCGCAGAGGTGGGCGACCAGATCGGCATGTCCTACGGCCTCATCCGTCCACGGCGCGGCGATCAGGTCGAAGTCGCGCTTGAGCGAGCCGTGGATGCCGACCGCATATCCAACCTCTCGCGCCAGTTTCCATATCAGCTGCATGTCGGGCAGCTTCGGGTCTTCCCATCCCGGTGCCGGGTTTTCGTACTTCGCTGGAGCGACGAGGTTCGGCCATGTCGCATGACCGATTCCTCGCTGATACCACTCGTGCGCGACGGCGTCGATCTCGCCAGCGCAGGCCGAGCACCGGTATTTGGTTCTAAATGTGACTGGTAGTCGATCGCCGGAAATGGGGACGAATTCATGCTTCGGGCAAGCTCTCAGTCGGTCGTGATTCTCCTTGACCACTTCCCATATCCTTTTGACTTCTCCTGCTTTAAATCCTGAAACTTTGCTGAGGGCGTCTACTCCGTTCATGGCTTCCTGCACTCCTTCCATCCGTGGTTGTCGGCCACCTCTTGTGGCGTCTGGCCTTGCTTCACCTTGACGGCGATCCCGCAGGTGCGGCACTGGTATGTCGGCCCGTTGCCGATCTGTGCCCATTCGTGACCGTCTTTCGATGTGTCTTCTGCCGGCTTGTAATCACCGAACGGCTTGATGGCGTCCCCGTCCTTGACCCGTGACAGCGCAATCTCGCAATAGAGGTCGGCGTGGGCGAAGTGTGGATCGATGCCGATGTTCTCGAAGACCATCTTAAACTTCCCCTGCGTCTCATCCTGCATGATCTTGCGCCGGGCGAGCCGTTGCAGGTGGTCCCAGAAGACGAGGCTGATCGGCTGCGGCGTCGTCCGGGTGCCGTGGTTGTCGCGAATGTCGGCGATCAACGTCCGTTCGTCCGGTTGCTCCTTGGCGCGGTGGACGTAGAGCATGAGGTTCCATTCGAGGCCGACGAACCGCGAGATGCGGACGGTGAATTTGTTTTTGATCTCAGCTGCCGCCCGGCGCTCGGCGACCGACTCTTTCGGTCGGTCCCCCCACTCACAGATGTCATCGGCGCCCTGCGATATATAGCTGTAATCCGCCAGCCAGACCCGGCCCGGATAGCGCTTGGCGAAGCGGCGGGCCTCGTTGATGTTCGGCAGGGCGTCGGCTACGCAAACGCTGACGTCGTACTGGTGCATGAGTTCGTCGCAGCGGAGCCAAGGATCGTCGGCATAGATGAATTCGAGGTGGACGAGGACCGACTTGCGCAGGCCGTTGTCGCCCATCTTTCCCCGGCGGCGGATCGTGACGACGTTGAAGCCGCCCATCTGGTCGATCCCCATCGCGCAGTTCTGTCCGTTGTTCTGCCAGTGCAGGTCGCGATTGATCGTGGCTCGCAGAATCTCCTCGGTGACGATGCGGGCTTCCGGGGAAAGGTAAGCGACTCCAAGTTTTGAGTTGTGGAATTCCTGCAGGTCGCTGGCGGTCTGGTAGGCGAGGAACAGCTTCTCCGCGTTCTGCCGGCAGGAGAGTGTTTGGGGGATGTGCCGGCCAAGGATGCGCGACTCCGGATTGTGGGCGATCCACTGCCCCTCTCTGGGATTGACGATCGCTTCGCCGCAGGTCGGGCAGCAGTAGAAATACTTCGGCAGCTTGGCGAGGCCGGGCGTCAGTCCTTCGCGGCGTTCGGCGATGCAGTTGGGGAATACGTCGGAGAGGACGATCCCCTCTTTGCAGCCGCACTTGCTGTGGAACTTGTTTTGGTTGCTCTGCTTGAAGTATTTGTCGATGTTCGCGTCCGGGTACCCGGCGGTGCTGAACTTGAAGTTGATCGGATATGGGCTGTGGCTGATACGCTCCTCGGCTCGCTCGATGTCTCCCTCCATCATCTTGCGAACCTCATCGAAGATGATGGCCAGCATCGGGATCGACTCGGTGGAGGTGGCGCCCTGCATGTAGGAGAAGAAGATTTGCGAGGCGCCGATCGATCGCACTCGCTTCTGGTCTGTCTTATTCGTATGGCCGTCTTCGTCGTAGGGGTTGGTCCCCCAGAGCGGCCTGATCTCCGGGATGCTGCGGACCGTCGGCTTGAAGCGGACGTCGGAGAAGATCATCGCCATCGCTTGGTCCGGCAGGAAATAGCCAAAGTATTTGGCGTAGAACCGCAGCGCCAGCCATGCGAGCAGCAGGAAGCCGCTGACCGACTTGCCGACCTGCGCTCCGCACATCCAGACGCACTTGAGTCCTTCTTCGCTGTGGTCCCCGGTGACGGCGAAGTCCTTATAGGCGTCTATCAAGTATTCGTGTCCGACGTAGGTGAACGGCTCGTTGTCGACCTTGAGCGTCGGGCGGATGGTCTCGACGAAATCGAAGAGGGAGTTGGGGCAGTTTTTGACGATCTCCGGCATGCGGAGGACGCCGCCACCGCGACGGGCTTCCAGCTTCTTCTGTGCGAGGCGCTTGAGCGCTTCTCTGGCGAGGGCTTCGTTGTACGCCATTACTTCTGCCGACGTTTCGGCATCTCGCCGGTCTGGGCCATGTGCTCCAACTCGGCCTCGGTCAGATCGTCGAAGTTAATGCTTTCCAGTGGCACTTTGTCTTGCCGGGCGTACCGAGCAGCGAACCGGCGCTCCAGCATCCATGCGTCCGCTCGCCAGTCCGCTTTGCCGGCGCCGTTGACTCTTATCGCCATGTGGGCCTCGGCATATGCGAGCGCCTCACTATAGGAGTCTAAAAAGTCACGGTATGGCCCCTGTTTTTCCGCCGCTCCTTTCTTGAGCCAGTTATGCAGGGTCGCCTTGCAGATGCCAGCAAAGGAGGCAGCCGTGTCCGGGTAGACGCTGGCACGGATCGCTGTCAGCATTCTTGAGACGCGCTCCGGGTCCAACTTGTCGGGGCGTCCGTCCTTGCTGCCCGGCTTGAGCACCTTTTTCGCCAGCTTGCGCTTGGCGCGCTTGGCGACTTCTGTTTGCTTCTTTTTAGTCATCGGTGCCCTCGTTTACCATATCGTGTGTGCGATTTCCGGCTGACCCGGTGTCCCGCCCGTGGCGTATGGTCATTTTTATATCCGGTTTGGCATAGTTTCCGGCGTTTTCGTGGCCGCCGCGTACCATATCTGATGTTTTTAGGTGGTGCCCCTGTAGACCAGCCCGCAATATCCTTTGCCGGTCTTCGTCATTCTTGCCGGGGTGCCTTCAAGTGCCACCTGCTCGACCCAAGCCATGCAGCTAAAAGTACTGCAGAAGTGCTTGCTGTTTTTCCCGCAGCAATCCTTTTTCTCTGCCTCTTCCGGAGTGCAGATCATTTGCCACCTTCCAGTACGACGGTGGTGGTCTCCCCGGTGATGGGCGTAACAGCTGTGGGCGCATTCCCCACCCACGGCACGCACTCGATGTTGCCGTCGTCGGTGAACGTAATCCAGTATCCCATGCCGCGAGCGATGATGTTCTTCTCTTCGTCGGTGGCGTCATTGAGGTGGATGGTGTAGAACTTCCCGTGGTCCGTGGTCGCCTTGGCGGCCTCTTCTGGTCCGGAGAGTTGCTTGCCGTCGACGTCGCTCTTGTAGCTGCGGATCTCCATCATGCCAGCGAAGGGATTCGGGGCGCCGCTGATGTACCACTTGTGCGGCCATCCATACTTCATGTCCGCCAGCTCCATCCGGGCTCCGGCTTGGATGGCTGCCGCGAGATTGGCCGGGCTCATGGACCCGCAGTAGGCGCAGGTCTCGAAGGGCCGGGCGGTTCGCAGGGGACTCCCCTTCTCCTGCGTCGGTGGCTGGGGCTGTCTCCATTGATATACTTTGCCGTGGGCGGTGTTGGTCATTTCGTGCGCTCCTTCGATATAGGGGACAGTCTGGTTATAAAAATAGCCGTCCGAGTCTCATTGCGTAGTCGTATGGATCTTTTGCGCCTTTGGACAGGTTGCACTTGCTGTGGAGCAGTTGGCAGTTGCTGTCTGTGTTCGGGCCTCCCTTTGCCAGCGGGACGATGTGGTCAATGTGGTAGTCACCCTTGAGTGGCTTGCCGCAGACTCGGCACTTTCCTTTTTGAAGTTCCATGAGGCGTTGTGCGATATCCTTTGAGAGCGTCCCGCCATTTCCTTTTTCTCTGGCCCTTCGCTTGGCGCGGAGCAACCTCCCTCGTTGTGGATATTTGTCGTTGTAGCTTTTTGCGTACCGAGACACTTTTTCTTGATTCTTTTTTCTGTATTCGTTGTGGTATGCCCTGTGGACTTCTATGTTTTCCAGTCTTATCAGTCTTCTCTTTTCCAGTATTTCTTCGCGGCACTCGTAATATTTTTCTTTTTTCTTGGCGTTTAACTTTTCCTTGTTTTCGTGGTGGTGTTGTCGGTGCCTCGCATCAACCGCCTCCTTGTTTTTCCAGTAATTGGCCCTGTTGACCGCTTGCATTCTCTCTTTGTGATCGGCGTGATATTTCTTTCTGTATTCAGCGAACCATTCTTTGTTTTCTTCGTAATATCGTTTTCTGTTTTCTTTTTCCTTTTCGTAATTTTCTATGTACCGTTTCCGCCTTTGTTCTCTTTTCCTCTGCTTCTGTTCTTCTGTTAGCGGTTTTTTTGGTGTCTTCGTCATAACTTTCTCCTTGTGTGGCATGCTCCGAACATGCCACACAAGTGCTTAGATATCTACTATTTAGCCTTCGCCTTGCGCTGCTTTTCCACCTCACTGTATGGCGTCGTGGTGCCGTCCGGGTTCAGTAGTTTCGGCTCCTCTTGGCAGTATTCAAAATACCTTAGGAGGCTTGACTGGAGGTAGTGAGGTGACAATTCCATGCCGCGTCCCTTCCTCCCCATTTTCCGGCAAGCGACTACCATCGTCCCGCTTCCAGAGAACAGGTCGAGCACAATCGCTCCGGGTCTGCTGCTGGCGTAGATGCTTCGCTCAAACAGGCGCACAGGTTTAACCGTCGGGTGCCATATGTTCTTGGAGGGCTTGTCTACTCGAATGACCGTGCTCGGTACGCGCTGACGCAATTCGTTTACCAGCGTCTGGAGCTGCTTCTTGTCCATCTTGCTGATATCAACATCATCATCGATTACTGTTGTGAGCGTATGGTCCCCGGAGAAGTAATGGGCAGATCCGGCCTTCCAACCATAGAGGCACCCTTCATGCATGGCGTTGAAATCCGAACGGCATAGGGTGGCGCTGCTTTTTACCCAGATCAGTGTCGCTTTATTCAGTAGGTTTTTTGTCTCTGCGATTGCGTCTCGGAATACCTTCCCCAGTTCGCCTCCGTCTGCGTGCCAGCAATACCAGCATGCTCCGGGCTTGAGTGCGTATTCCATAACGGCGAATGCTGCCTTGAGGAATTCCAGTAGAGCCGTCGGCTTCAGGTCGTCGTTCTCAATCTTCCCAGCTTTCGCCTCGTAGGCTATCCCGTAGGGCGGGTCAGTGACGCAGAGGTCTACCTTCTCCCCCATGAGTAACTTGTCGACGTCGGCAATGCTGGTGCTATCTCCGCAGAGGATTCGACTCTCTCCGCAGAGCCACAAGTCCCCCAGCCGCACGAACGGTTCCTCGACCGGTTCCACGACGGCATCCTCGTCCCCTGTCGGCTCCGGCTTGTTCAGTCCCAGCAGCTCATCGATCTCCGCCTGATCAAACCCGGTCAGGTTCATGTCGTAGCCGGTCTCGACCAGCTCCTGCATGAGTTGCGCAAGGAGGTCATCGTCGAACTCTCCGCCGTGCTTGTTGGCGGCGATGTTGGCGGCCTTCTCCTTCTGCTCTGTCCAGTCGACTTCCCGGTAGTTGAAGCGACCGTCCGGCGTCTCGATGTAGCCGCTGGCGACGGTCCCGGTGGGATCGGTGATCGCCTCCTTGATGATCGGCCAGCTCAGGTCGAGGTTCTTGACTCGCTGATGGCCACCGACGAGTCGCCCGGTGCGGACGTTGAACACGACGCCACCGAGGTCTCCGAACTCCTTGAGGGCATCGCGGAGCATCTTGAGCTTCTCTGCGGTGATGAACCGAGGATTGTACCCCGCCGGGCGGAGGTCGGCGATACTGGCGACGTCCCGGATCTCTTTTGCCGGCGTGGATGTGTTCTCGATGGTCTTGTCCGGGTTGCGTTGGGCCTTCTTCTTCGGTGGCATGGCTATCCCTTTGTCCTCTCAAAATCCTGCTGAATGATTGATTTGCTCTGTTGTGTCTCCACCTCATCTCCAGCTACACCGAGGATCGCGTATCCAGCCTTGTCGCGCCAAGGTGACTCGCAGAAGGCGTCCTTTCGGGTTGCGATTCGCATGGACTTGTCAAAGTCACGAATGAGACCGAGAGCATCGCGGTACTGTTCCGGTTTGATCCCATTGGGGTAAAGCAGCTTCAGGTATTCTCCGCTCTTCATGAAGGAGTCGCCGTAGGCTTTGTTCTTCTCGGTGACAAGGGCGCCGATCTCTCTACCTATGCGATCAAATGTACTTTCCTGCATCTCTTCTCTCCCTACTTGCTGTGGCAGCCGGCGCATCCGGTCGTTGCCTGCGTCTGAATCTGCTCTGGCGTCAGTGTTGTCGTTGTGCCGATTCTTCCGTCCGGGCCGACGACGACTCCGGTCGCCGCCAGTTCGATTCCCGGTGTGGTCCCATCCAAGAATCGTCCGATTTGCTTCTCGAAGACCGTGGCCGCTATCAGCAGCGTGGCGATCATCGCTATGATGATTGTCGGTCTATCCATTGTCGCGGTCCTTCTGCTTCGTTGCCTTGGCGCTGAACCACTCGGCGCCGCAGTCGGTACAGCGGTACAGCGGGTCACCGGGGTTGCAGGTGTCGAGCGGGTGATCGTTGGATATCTTCTTGGCCTTGCCGTCGCAGACGAAGCAGGTCATGGGTGGCATCCCCTTCCGCCTTCCGGGCAGGCTCCGCGTGTGCATCCCGGTCCGGCGTCTGCGAATAATGCAGGAGCAATGCGCCTGCATGCGTTGAGCATAAGGTTGGCCATCTCCCGTATCTCCCACTGCGCCTGTTCGCAGCAGCGCAGCGCAAAGAAGTGCCGCAGCTCTCTGGCGTTCATCGTGAGCACCAGCTTGGTTTCGGCAGCGTTCGGGAGGACGAAGCGGGCGTCTTCGGCAGGGATGCCCATATCCGTAAAATCTCGGTATGCCATGACCGCTTCCGTGATGGCCTTTTGAAATCTTGCCGCTGCTGCCGGGTTTGACCTGATGGTATCCGGCATGATGATGCTGGGGACTTGGCCGACATACCGCTGGCTTTGCTGGCTGTAGCTGGCGACCCGGTGCCGCACCAGCTGATGCGAGCAGGCCCGGCTGATCCCTCCGATGCCGAAGGTAAAGTTGGCGTGTTCTGTCACCGACTCGTGCCCCATGCCGAGGACTTTCCGCAGCAGGAGGATGTCGCTGTCGGTCGTCGTTCCGTGGACGATCGCTTCCGGCATCCCGGCGCTGTAGCACATCCTTGCAGCATAGGCGCAGACGGCTTCCGGGTCCGGGGTGTGGGTGATTAGTGCGACGTGCATGCGCTCTCCTCGAATAGTGTCATCTGGCCTTCGTAGGCTCTGGCCCGGCGCTTCCTGTCGGCTCTGGCTGCTCCGAGTATCTTGCGGAGGCATGTCTTGCCGATGCCGATCTGGATCGACTCCGGGTCTTTCAACTTTCGGTTGCAGCGCCGGCAGCGGGTTGTTTCGTTCTTCCCTGTCAGCTTCATCCTTCGCCCACTATGGTCTTGTCCCGGCGGTAGCCCGGCACGCTCGGTACCCGGTCGGAGACGGCCTTGCACTTCTCGCACTCCGTTTGAATGTGCGTCATCGGTGCGTATTCTTCTTGCCGGTGGCAGCAGGCCCGGCACTCGTAGGTATAGATCGGCATTACCCTTTGATCTCCCCGTAAATTCGCAGGACGCTGTCGGCATACCGGACTGCTGCTTTCCCTTGCCCGTTGTAGCGGATCAATGCCGCTCTCAGGCTGCCGTGTGTCGCTATCAGCTCTCGGATGACTCTCTCTGCTTGTGCCGCCTGTCCGAAGACGTCCGACGGGACGTGGCCCCAATACTTCGCACGCACCTGCCATGCGCCCTGCTCTCCCGCTTTCCCTCGTGGCGCCCAAGGATTGCCATTGCTTTCACGGGTCGCGATCGCTGCCAGCAGGAAAGGATCGGCGCCTGCCTCGACGCACGCTGCGGCGATATCGGCGGAGCCGATAGACTTCTTTGCGTTGAGGTAGGCGCTGATCCTTGACTCGATGCTCTTGCTCTTCTCTTCTGTTTCCTTCTTCGTGGATTCAATCGTCTCTATCTGCGAGCGTATGCTGTCGAGTTCTCTTTGCGTGTCCCTGAGTTTGACTGCGAAGATGACGATCACGATTAGCCAGACGATGATACCGATGATGATGGTGTCGAGTAGTCGGTTTATGGTCTCTTTGTAGTGATTCAAGGTTTCCTCCGTATAAAATTTCAAGGTTTCCTCCGTATCGTGATTTCGAGGCCGTCGAGGCCGGGGACGAGGTGTGGCATGTTCGGGTCTCTCCCCATCGTCAGCCAGCGCTTGTGCTGCCGCTTGTGTAGGTCACAGACAAGGTGGCTCTTGCCTTCGACTTCGATCTTCTGCCCGTCCCATGCCCGGTGACCGCATCTCTGGACAGCACAGAGTGGGGGGAATACCGGGTGATGGCCTGCGGTCGCTGTGTCGTTCCGCTCGTAGACGATTTGTCCCCGGTTGATCCTTGCGCTGCACTGGATACAGGCGTATTCGACTCCCTTGTGGGTGACTCGCGGGTGGACCGCCAGAACGATGTGCGTCAGCATCAGCGTGCCGCCGCAGACGGAGCAGGTGCGGCAGGTCAGGCACTTGCGGACTCCGTAGCGCTTGCACCATTGACGATCGGCGTTGATGCACTCCGGGTGGATGCCGTCCTTGAACGACATCCGGGCGTAACGCTGCCGCTCCCGTGGCCCTAACGGGTCATCGTTTGAGCCATTGGTTGAATCGGTCGACAAGGGCGGTGAACTCCTCACGGTTGATGTCTTTGCAGCTGGCGACGTTAAGGAGTTGCTTGAACTTTTCCTTGCAAGTCGTTTCGCAGCCTATGGAATGTGACGGCGGCAGGCGTGAACTTAGAAATTCCCAGAACCGTTCGTTGCGGAAGAATCCGACGTGCAGCCCCTTGATCTCCTGTGGCGTCAGGGGACAGTCGTTCAGTTTCTTCGCTGGCTCCGGAGCGGCGTTGTATGGGCGAAGGGTCATGGTGATATTGGTGTCTGGGAGGGCGGTGATCATCGGACCGATGCTCGCCTGTTGCTCGAAGCAGGTCTCGAAAGAGAGGAAGAACTTTTTGGCTTTATGGGGAACGTCGACGACGAAGGCCGGGGAAATAGTGATGTTGACCTCGCCTTTGATCTCGATTTCAATCTGGCTGTCTATCAGACCGGTGAGCTGCGAGGGTAGTTCGTTCTCGGTGGGGATTTCGACGAGGCAGCGCCATGCCTTCTGCGACCTCATCCATTTGCGTTCAACGAATCGGCAAGGAATAACTAAATCTTTCGATATAGGGAACACTTGAGCCATGCGTTTACCGCTTTCTATGGACTGAGCAGCGGCAGGGGCAGCGGCATCGACTCCAGCCACATCCCCTGCCACCGCTCGTTTTGGTTATTGGCAGGTTTTGACGGTACAGGTCGGGCAGATGAATGCTTCGATCATCGCCTCTTGCACGTTGTTTTGCTCTTGGTAAATAGTCTCTTCAAGATCCAGCCACTTGCTGCGCTGGTCGTTGTTCAGTGTTGCGAGAAGCTCTTGTTCGGCTCTATGCCGTTGCGGTTTGCTCTTTTCCCTTCCGGCTTCCGCTGCTGCTGACAACTGGTCCATGTCCTTCTTTACGCACGTCCCCATTCCCTCTTCCTCCTAATTTTCGACCAAATTTCCCGCCGACCTGCATGCTTTCTAGTGCGGCGAGGATATGTGACAACATAAATTTATTAGGCTTCCCCGGTATATGCGGGAGCATCTTGCGCCGGCAGAGCCGAGTGATGTGCGTTTCGCTCCATCCGGTCATGCGGGAGACGTCAGCCGTATCGAATAGCAGCTGACCGACGCCAAGGAAAAGGTTTAGACGCTCCTCAGCTTCCGGATCAGACAAAATGAAGGCGGTGATCTTTGCCTTAAGCTGTTCTGTCATGTCAAGCCTTTTCAATCTCATCTATTAGGCCGTCACGACGGAGGGCCGCGACATACGAAGTCACGACCGGGCCATTGCTGGTCCATTGTCCCCGCAGGAACATTTTAAACGTATTTAAGTTAAACTTATTGGCGCGGGCGTATCCGGCGATGGAGTACCCGCGTTCAAGTAAATTCTGTTTTGTGAGTTTGACGTTGACCATGTTCTTGCCCTTTCGGTATATTTACGAATTGATAGTAACTGCTCCTGTTCCCCATGTCAAAGGTTTTTATGGCAAAAATTTACGAGCACAAACATCACGGTCTTCAGCTGCGTTTCACCATTTATTTCCCGGAGGGGAAGGTCGTCCGGTATCGGTTCAGCCGGTCTCGTGACGAGATGTATTCCATGCATCGGGCTGCTGAGACGCTAGAGATTGCCACTCGCCGCTGTGATGCTTCCTTCCGTGAGGTTGAAGTTGCCGTCAATCTAGGCCTGATTTCCAGTTCGGAGGCTGCGCTGTTGACGGGAGGGAAACGGTCCTCGTCTTACGATCTCGATCTGATCATTGAACGGTGGACCGTCTCTGACTCTCTGGTCAATTCTCCTTATGGCCATGAGGTCAATATGCGGCGAGGTAAGCGCCTGCGTCTCTGGCTGGAATCGAACCCGATCCCGAAGATCGACGAGGCCGACGTGAAGCGTTACATCCAGCGGCGCCGTGACGGGCTACTGACCTACCCCCATCCCCGGACCGGCATCACCGTTGTCGGCTGCTCGACGAAGACCATCACCAATGAGTTGCAGATTCTTCGCTCGATCATAGATGAGGCCGTGAAGCTGAAAATGGTCGACGTGAATGTTGCCCGCACTGTTGACCTCCCGGTGAAGAAGTCAAAGTTTCGCCGCTCCATGTCGATGGACGAAGTCTCTGCTCTTCTGGAGGCCGCCCGGCAGTCGAGTCATCTCTGTCATGGATATGCGGTCGAGGTCTTGTCCTGTGCTGTTTATGCCGGTCTGCGGCGCTCGGAGATTCGCACTCTGCAGTGGCGAGACATCGACTTCGACAACGGTCGGATTCGGATTGTGCAGAAGGCCGTCCCCGGAGAGGAGGATTTTATTCCGAAGGGGGGGAATGCCGGTGTGACGACGATGCCGGATCGTCTTGCCGAGATTCTCGGAAAACTGGAGCGCAAGGGGGATTGGGTCTTCGGTGGCGAGAAACCTCTGGTCCTCACCGCCTTCTGGCAACTCTTCAAGGAGGTGGCATCCCGTGCTGGGCTTCCATCCGATCTGTCCTTGCATCATGCTCGTCACACCTACGGGTCTTGGCTGCTCCGCATGACCGGCGATCTGTCGTATGTCCAATCCGAGATGCGCCACACCGATATCAACACGACCCGGAATTACATGCACACGACCGCCTCAGAAAAGCCCGCCCGGCTGCTCGATTTCGGAGACAAAAAAAAGGATTAA